TCACTTGATGATATATTTGATGTAGCAGAACTAATATTAATAGTAGAACCACTAACAGTAGTAGTTCCAGTAGAATGAAGACTTGTAGTTGCCGTTGATGTACTAAAAGTATTTCCTTGTGTTTTAACATTTAACATTTCTCCAACTTCAAAATGGTCTCTAATATTAATATTTCCTTCAATTAATACATTACCAGCAACATGTAAAGGAACAACTGGATTATTAGTTAAAATACCTATATTACCATCAGTATTAATTGTAACTTTTTCATAAGAATTTTTAAAATATGAGAATGCTTTACCATTTGATGTTTGTTTTAAATTTAATAAAGTTGTATTATTAGAATTATTATTATTATTTTCAATATTTACTAATTTTCTTGATGTATTATTATTACTTGAAGATGATAAATTAAGTATAGTGCCACTAGTTAAAGCATTTGCTGTAATATCTAATGCTTTTCCAATAGTTAAACTATTAGCAGTAATATTAGCAACAGTATTGTTATATTGATTACTTTCTAATACGACCATAGATTTTTCCATATTATGAACTTCTGTATTCAAATGCATAATTGTTACATTTCCACTTCCTACAAGATTTCCTTGGGTGGCAGATATTAAACTTCTTTGATTAACATTACCAGAATTTGAAACTATTTCTATAGCACTTGAATTTGATAATGAATTATTTTCAATAAGTAATGAAGGGGTAGTATCTAAATGATTATCTAAATGAAGTTGTCCAATATGAAATTTATTATAACTAATAGTAGAAAACTGAGTAGCCGCTGGATCAGAAGTACTATAAAAACCACAAAGCTCATCTCTACTTTCATCAAATCCAAAAAATACTTTATTTAAATCTCCACGATTCATATATAATCCTATATCAACACTTGGAGATGTACCAGTAGTTTTACGAGCAAGATATGCTACAGGATTTGTAAAACTAGCAAAATCTGCTTGATCAATAATAAGATTACCACTTAAAATCATATCACCTACACCACCAATTCCAGAAGTTAAAATCATATTTTTTTGTGAATTAATATTCATATTACCAGTAATAGCATTCATATTAAAATCATCAGTTATTTCAACATTCGCCTTTTCATTTGTTGTTAAATCTTCAAATCTAACATTTTTACAACGAATATTTTGATATTGTACAGGTGTAAGATTACGATCTGCGGGTTCACTATTAGTACTAAAAATTGCAAATTCATCTTCAGTTCTATCAAAAATAATAGCCAAATTATTATCATCACCTCTTCTAAATACAAATCCAATATCAGTTTCTAAATCTCCACTAGCTAAATCTGTATTCATAAATGCCATAGGATTTGTAAAACTTGCAAAATCAGCTTGAGCAATAGTTAAATTACCTTCAAGAATCATGGAACCTGTACCACCAATTCCAGAAGTAAGATGCATATTTTTCTCTGCTCTAATATTCATATTACCAGTAATAGCATTCATATTAAAATCATCAGTTATTTCAACATTCGCCTTTTCACTTGTTGTTGTATCTTCAAATCTAACATTTTTACAACGAATATTTTGATATTGTTGTGGTATAAGATTACGATCTGCGGGTTCACTATTAGTACTAAAAATTGCAAATTCATCTTCAGTTCTATCAAAAATAATGGCCAAATTATTTTTATCACCTCTTCTAAATACAAATCCAATATCAGTTTCTAAATCTCCACTAGCTAAATCTGTATTCATAAATGCCATAGGATTTGTAAAACTCGCAAAATCTGCTTGAGCAATAGTTAAATTACCTTCAAGAATCATGGAACCTGTACCACCAATTCCAGAGGTAAGATGCATATTTTTCTCTGCTCTAATATTCATATTACCAGTAATAGCATTCATATTAAAATCTTCAGTTATTTCAACATTCGCCTTTTCACTTGTTGTTTTATCTTCAAATCTAACATTTTTACAACGAATATTTTGATATTGTTGTGGTATTAAATTACCATCACTAGGAGAACTATTACTTGAAAAAATAGCAAATTCATTTTCACTTTGATCAAATACAATACACATATTATTTTTATCTCCTCTTTTAAATACAAAACCAATATCAGTATTTAATGTTCCAGATTTTAAATCTGTATTCATAAATGCCATAGGATTTGTAAAACTTGCAAAATCAGCTTGAGCAATAGTTAAATTACCTTCAAGTCTCATTTCACCTGCTTCTGATGTAAGATTCATATTTTTAGCAGTTGTCATATCTATATTTCCACCCCTGGCAGCAATAATCATATTTTTTTGTACAATTACTTCTAATTTTTGCTGTGCATATGCTAATAAACTTTTATCAGAATTCATAACAATAGCACCCAAGTTTGCAGTTATATTAATATCACTAACAGAAGCATTTAAATCTACAACAGCACCTTGACCGTATAATGTTCCTGCTGTTAAACTACTTTGTACGTAAAAATCACCAATAGCATCAGTTGTTTTTATATAACTAGTACCTCCTGAACTATATAATGAAAGATTATCTACATTAAATATTCCTGAATGATTTTGATTATTAAATTGAATAGTTCCTGTACTAATATAACCTTTAATTCTTCCAACTGTAGCTGTTGTAGCAAAAATATCATCTGTTGTAATACTTGTTGTTGATATTTCGTCACTAACTACAACAGTTCCTGAAGAACTACCACTACTTCCACTAGTAGAACTAGCAGTAGAACTAGCACCTAAAGAAACTGATGTAGCAGCAGGTCTTAATTCTCTTTGAATACATCTTCTTATTGAACCACACCCATTCATTTAGTATATAATTATAAAAAATTTCTATAATAAATTTTTTATAACTTAAAATTAAAATTTAAAGTGTTGTATCTACAATTCCTCTTTTTGAACTTTTATTAAATCCTTTAACAAGGTCAATATATTCAACAAATTCAAGAGTAAAACTATGATCAACATCTTTAAAATCAAATAATTTATTATCTCCAGTTTTAAAAGAAAATTCAATATCTATAATAGTATCTTTTAATTCTTCAAAAAGAATCATAGATGATATATAAGTATTATAAAGAGTTGAACCGGTTGCACCAGATAATTGAACTTTACCTAATACATTAGATACATTACCATCTTCTAATCCTGTTCCTAAATCAGAAGTAATTAAAATATATTTTTCACCAGTTAAATTTACTGGTCGTTGAACTTGTTTGGTATATACAAATCCTCCCGCACCTTGTAAAGTTATATCAGGAATGCTTGTAAAACCTGTTCCTCCACTTGAAACATTAAATTTTGATATTTCACCTACAGCAATAGATGCTCTCGCAAGATATCCAGAAGCACTTGCAGCATCGTCAGTATGTGGAGTAATAACTACAGTAGGAACTTGTAAATAATTTTTTCCAGAATTAATAACTTCTATATTTCCAATTTTTTTTTTTGGATTATTATTAGGATCATTTATAAGATTAACACGTAATGTTGCTCCAGTTCCAGTATCTCCTGGTGAAGGAACAATATTTGCAGTAGGTGTTTCTGTAAAATTAATTCCTGGATTTATAACATTAACTGTTTTGACTGGATGTAAATCTACAAAAGCAGTAGCACCTCCTCCACCACCTCCAGAAAATGTAACAATAGGATCTCCACTCATATATGTTCCTGAAAAATCATCACTTAATTTAATACTACTTATACCATTAACATTAGGAATACCAGTTGCACCTGATCCAATACCAGAAAATGAAACTGTTGTAAGAGAAGAATTATAATCAGCACCTACATTACCCATAGAAACACCAATAATAGAAGTAGCACTTAAATTTAAAGTTGCTTGACTATTAGTTCCTCCGCCACTAAGTACAACAGATGGTGTTGTACTAGTAAAGCCACTTAAAGTTCCAGTATATAAACTCCATAATTCATTAGTAAAATTATTAATTATTGCGCTAAGTGCTGGAACAGCAAGAAATTGCGATAATGCTTGTGTTTTTTTATTATCATCAAGAGAATATCCAGATATTTCTACATCTGTAATAACACCTTCTGCTATAGTTAAACTTATTGAACCATCATATCCATTTTCATGAATGATTGAAACTGTATCTGTATTTTTGTATCCGGAACCACTACTAACTATAGTTACCCCTGTAATAGAGCCAAGACCAACACTTGCCAATAATTCAGCTCCACTACCTGTAGATGTATTTATTGTTAAAGTTGGTGTACTATCATAATTTTTACCACCATTAACAACAGTAGCGTTAGTAATTTTTCCAAAAATAAAATTAAGTGTATATCCTGAACCTCCATTTGAAAAAGCATAAGTTGGTTGACTTGTATATCCTGAACCTCCATTAGCAACTACTATACCAGTAAGACCCATAATAGCTGTTCCAGATGCACCATGACCGTTTCCACTTTCATCAATAAAAGTAACTGTAGGTAAGCTTCCACTGTAAGAACCAGTAGTTTTCATTGTAACTCCTTCAATACCCCCAGTTGTATTTAAAGTAGCAATTGCTTCATCAATAGATGAATCAGAACCATTGCTCGCATCAATTGCAATAGTAAATGTATTTCCACTTGCTGTTTCTGTCAAATAATAACCATTATTATCATTTACAAGTGTATCAGCAGGACTACCAAAATGTCCTGCAAGATAAACTGTATCACCAGTTTTAAAATTATGATCTTCAGTAGTTATAATTTTAATAGGATTTACAGGTAAACTATGACTTATATTTTTTGTTGATAAAATTTCTTGATTTAAATGTGTACTAGCATATGTTGTATCACTTGCATTAAATCCAATAGTAGTACCAATACTAGCTTCTTGAGAAAATAATAATTTAAAATTAATTCCAACATTAATTCCAACACTATCTCCACCTAAATCAGATGCTGTTTCTGTTGCTGAAACACTAGGAATACTAATATTATAAACGTGTAAATTACCACTTCCTGTTAAAGGATCATTTGGGACAGTAATAACATGACTTGTATTTACAAATCCTCTATCTATACCTCCTATTTTACTTGAATTACTTATAGTAATTAATGTACCAGTTGTAAAACCATGACTACTATGAAATACTTCTACAGTTTTAGAACCAGAAGTAGTTTGAAATGGATTTGCTAAATTAGTAGTTTTAAAATTTTTAAAAGATACTAAATTTGTAGAATCATTTATTTCTATAGTAAAATTATTATAATCACCAGAAACTCTTTGTATATCATTCATTTTATTTTGAATTGTAGATGCTAAAGAACTTGAAGTATAATTTCCATCAGGTATAGTTGCTATATAAGTTTGTTCTGCCCCATTAGAATATACATTAGAATAATCTTCTGCTTTATCATCTACATATTGATCTTTAATTTGCCAATGAATTTTATTATTTTTTTTATCTCCAGAAGATTTAATTAATGTAGCAGTATTAGTAAATTCTGTGCTTTTAATACTAATACTTTTAACATTAACAAATACTCTTGGCAATTCAAATTTATAATGATTTTGTTTAGGATATAATGTTTTTATTCTGTGTCTACTATCAATATTTACATTAGTAACTCTTTCTTTAAAATAACGCATTTTATCACTATCATCTTTTTGCAAATGAGAAGGATTAGTAAGATCTTGACACATATTTAACATTATACTACTATTATCATTTTCACCACCTTCATCGTAATAACGATTAGTAGACATTAAATCTTGTGAATTATATTTATCTTTTATAACATTTTTTCCATCATAAATATCCTGGCATTCTTTTTGAACTGTCATTAAAGAAGAAGACATTTCTCTTTTTTTTTCAATATCAAGATCTCTTTGTCTTCTTTGAATATATTCTGAAAAATTATTTCTTCTTCTTTGAATTTGTCTTGCTGTATCTGCTTCATCTACATCTGGTTTTTGAAGAAATCTATTAGAATAAAGTAAATCGTCGTCCATTTTAATATAAACTCTTATTTTTTTCTGCTTTAAATAACATTTATTTTAAATAAATTTTTCTAGTAACTAGTTTCTAGTTATACTAGTTACAGATTTTTGAAGTTTTCAAAATATATAATTACAATTTTAATTAACTAGTTTTACTAGAAACTAGTTACTAGAAAAATTTATTTAAAATAAATGTTATTTAAAGCAGAAAAAAAATCTAATATTAATAATAATGATATTAATCGTATTATTAATAGTATTATGTATATATAAATTATATTTTAATAATATAAATAGAAAAACTTTGTGTAATAATCCCAAAATAATTTGTATAGATAATTTTATAACAGATTATGAAATTAATAATTTATTAAAAACTGGAATACCTAGATTAAAAGATAGTGTTATTGTAAATGAAAAAGGTAAACATATTAAAAGTGATAATAGAACAAGTTTATCATGTTTTTTTAATAAAAATGAAAATAACATAATAAAAAATATAGAGAAAAAAGCATCTATTTTAAGTGGATTTCCAATTGAAAATATTGAACCTTTACAATTATTAAAATATAATAAAAATGGAAAATATAAATTTCATTATGATTTTTTTAATCCAGACAAAGAAGGTAAATATATTAATAGTCAAAGAAAAACAACAATATTAGTATATTTAAATGAACCAAAAAATGGTGGAGAAACTTATTTTCCAAAATTAAATTTAAAAATAAAACCAAAAAAATATAGAGCTATTATGTGGAATAATTGTACTAAAGATGGAAAAACAGATAAAAGAACATTACATTCAGGAGAACCACTTAAAGACGGGGTAAAATATGCATTAAATATTTGGATTAGAGATAAAAAATTTTTATAGTAATTTTTTCGACTTAAATTTTACTTATTTTTCTTTCATCCAAACTTTATATTCATTAATAAATTGAATGAGGTCATTTTTCCATAATTGTTTTTCAGTAGTTTTTTCTAATTCATTTAATTTTTCAATTTTTTCATCTCTTTGATTATTTAATTTTTCAATTTTTTCTTCTGTAAATGTATTGATAGGCATATTAATAAGATAATCAAAATTATTATCAACTTTATGATAAGGAGGATTACTAGTAGAAAGCATTTTTTCTATAATTGTTTTCTTTTTTCTAAATACAATTAATTTTTCTTCAATAATTTCATCAATAAATCTTGCTTTAGATGAAAGTTGTGATACTTCATTTTTTAATTGTTCTATAACATATTTTTTTCTCTTAATATAATATTCTAATCTTGTATAATAAAATTCCTTTAAAATTTGATTTGGATTATTAAATTTTCTAATTTTTTTATCTTTGTCATATAACCACATATTATCTGTGCTTAAATTGTTTATTAATTTCATTTTTTTCTCAAAATCATTTATATTTTTAGTGTATTTAGATAAAGTTCCTTTTTTAAACTGTATAATAAAATGAACTTTTGTTTCTGTATATTGTTTTCCAAAATTCCAATCTTTAATAAATCCTTTTTTATTTTTAGATTTTTCTTTTTCTTTACTATCATTTTCAATAATAATTTCATCTAAAAATTCTCTATATTTAGAAGTCCAAGTTCCAATTGGTAATTCTGTAATTGTTAATGTGTCTCCCGATATATTATATAATCCTTTTGTAATATAATTATTTCCTTTTTTAGAAATATTACCATTAAAATTTTTATACCAAGGATGCATTTCTAATTGTTCTTCACCATCCATAAGTCTATGTAAATTTAAAATAATTGTATATGGATTATATTTTGGAATAAATGTAGAATATCCAGTTCCAATTCCTTCAGAACCATTAACAAGAATCATAGGTAAAATAGGAATATACCATGTTGGTTCAATAAGAAATCCATCATCATTTTCTCTATTTAAAAGTGGAGTATCTAATGATGAAAATAGAATTGGCGTTAATTTATTAATTTCAGTAAAAATATATCTTGGACTACTTGCGTCTTTACCTCCTTGAAGTCGTGTTCCAAATTGTCCTTTTGGATTTAAAAGATTAATATTATTACTTCCAACAAAATCTTGTGCCATAGAAATAATAGCTGCTAAAATACTTGCTTCTCCGTGATGATATGAACTTTTTTCCCCAACATAACCTCCAAATTGTTGGACTTTTATTTCAAAATTAGAATTTTTAAATTTTTCTAATGTAGAATATAAAATTTTTCTTTGTGATGGTTTTAATCCATCACATATACAAGGAATACTTCTAATATTATCAGATAAAGAGAATAACTTAAGTTCATTATCTATAAAATTATCAATACTTACATCTGTAATATTTTCTTCTAAAACGCTATCAGTTGGATTTACTTCTAACCATTTTTTTCTAATATTACTGGAATCTTTTTGTTTATCAAAAGCAGTTAAAATTGCAGTTTGACTTTTTGAACCATTCCAAAAATAATTAATTTCATTTTTATCTAAATTTTTAAAATATTCTTTTGCTTCGTTTGAACTACTTGTTCCAAGACCTTTATAATATTTTATTTTAAATTGTTGAATATTAGATGTCTTTTTTTTCCATTTTTCATATTCTGGTAAATTATAAAAAGATAAAATATTCTTACCTTTTGTTGCTTTTACTACTGGAGTTCTCATAGAACATATAAAATTATCAACTTGTAATAAATCAGGCCAAAAGTATGAAATCATATTAATAAATAAACCTTTAATATGAGAACCATCTACATCTGCATCAGTACATATCATAATTCTACTATATCTTAATTGTTTTGTATCTTTATAAATTACACCTTGTCGTAATCCTAATATTTCTTTTATATTTTTAAGTTCTTCATTTTCTAATAATTGTTTAGCAGATGCATCTCTAACATTAAGGGGTTTACCTTTTAATGGAAATACACCAAAACGATCTCTACCAACAATACTTAAACCTGAAACAGCAAAAGTTTTAGCTGAATCTCCTTCTGTTAAAATTAAACAACAACCCTCACTTTTTGATGTTCCAGCAAAATTAGCATCTTCAAGTTTTGGAACACGAATTCTATTTTTCTTTTTACCATCTGTTTTTTTCAATTCATTTTGACCTTTAAAATCACTAAAACTAATTGCTCTTTCAATAATTCCACATTTAGCTACTTTTTGTATAAAATCATCATTTATATCACATTTACTACCAAAATTACTTGTTTTACTACTTAATTCTATTTTTGTTTGACTTGTAAAACTTGGATTAGTAATTATACAATTAATAAATATCCACATTTGGTCTTTAATATGAGAAGTTTTAACTTTTTTCTTTTTCTTGTTTTCAATATAACTTGCTAATTTATTAGATAATTGAGTAGAAATATATTTAACATGTGTTCCTCCTCTTGTAGTTGAAATTCCATTAACAAAACTAATTTGTTCAAATTTATCATCAGGACTTAAACAAACAGCAATTTTCCATCTATCATTAACTTCTACATAAACTCTTGGAGTTTGTTTTTTATCTCCAACATAGTAATCAACATATTTATCAAATTGTTTAATAGCAATTTTTTGATTATTAAGATAAACTGATACACTTGGGTCTGATGTAGCAGATAAATCATATGCTCTTTTTTTCATTAAAGAAATCATATCATTATTAAATTTTTCAATATTAAATCTTTTAAAATCTGGAGTATATGTAATTATAGTATATGGTTTTACTTTTGATTGTGTAATTTTAGGTTTATCTCTATTAGACATATTATTCCTAAAAGTTTGTTTAAATTTTTTTTGATTTATAGAATCAACAGTTTCTACAACGAATTCAGTTGAAAAAATATTTGTAAGTTTTGAACCGTACCCATTACGACCCCCTATAATTTTTTCTTTATTAGAATAATTTTCAGAAGTTAACAAATCTCCAAATATCATTTCAGGTATATATTTATTTTCTTTTTTATGAATTACAATTGGAATACCTTGACCATTATTTTTAATAGATACATTATTTTCAGTAATATTAATATCAATTCTTGTAACTCTTTCTAAATTTTCTATATTAGTTCTTGTTATATGATCAGATGCATTTACAATTATTTCATCATATATTTTTAATAAAGCTGGAATATATGTTAATTTTTTTTTTTCCATTAAAAATGTTTCTTCATTAAAAATAAATTCTTCTTCAGTAATTTCTTCTACACTACCTACATAAGTATCTGGTAATTCCTTAATATGATCTATATGTTCTAACTTAACAAATTGTTCATCAATTGACTTTTTTTTAGGAACCATTTTTTCTAATATACAAAGAATACATTATATTTTTATATTATTTTTTAATCAATTTTTTTTTAAAATTATTTAAAGATATTTTTAATTATTAAAATATAAACGCGGTTTAATAATTAATTTAATATAAAGGAAATAAATAAATGAATAATACTTCATATGCATTTGAATTACAAACAGTTCAAAGTGGTGCTTTTAGAATATTAATAGAAGCATTAAAAGAAATTTTAACTGATGCTAATTTTATATTTGATTCTAGTGGAATTAAAATTATGGCAATGGATAGTAGTCATACAGTATTAGTTCATCTTAAATTATTTAATGACAAATTTGAAACTTATTATTGTGATAATAAAGTAACTGTTGGAATTGCAATGATGAATTTTTATAAATTAATTAAAACTATGAGTAATAATGATCATTTAACATTATTTTTACCTAAAAATGATTTAAATAATTTAGGTATTAGAATAGAAAATAGTGAGAAAAATACTAGAACAACATATTTTATGAAATTAATGGATTTAAATGAAGAAACAATTGAAATACCACCAGCACAGTTTGACAGTATTTTAACAATACCTTCTAATGATTTTCAAAAAATTATTCGTGATATGAGTAATATATCTGAAATAATGGAAATAAAAAATGTTGGAGATGAATTAATTTTTAGTTGTTCTGGAGATTTTGCATCTCAAGAAACAAGAATGGGACCATCTCAAGGAATGACTTTTGACGAAGAACCAAAAGAAGATGAAATAATACAAGGTATATATGCTTTAAAACATCTTGTTTTATTTACAAAATGTACTAATTTATGTTCAAGTATTCAATTATTTTTAAAAAATGATTATCCTTTAATTATAAAATATCCAGTTGCTAATTTAGGTGAAATAAAATTATGTTTAGCACCAAAAGTAGATGAAAATTAAAATGTTCTTTCACAATGAGGTCTATATATAGAATCTTCAACAAACATAGTTCTCATATTATTTAATATTTTTTTATTATTATAAGTAGAATCTGTATTCCAAATTTTTAAAATACAGAATTTAACTTTAGGTGTTATAGATATGCCATTTATAGTTTCCATATCGTCTATTTTTTTTGTTAAAGTTTGTCCTATTAATAACATTGATAATTCAAGCCATGCATCATTAGAATCTTCTTTTGGTATTCTAAAACTCCAAGCACCTCCATTTTTATTTTCTTCTAATTCCCATTGTGGTGGAATATCATTTTTAAATAAAAAATAAATATGATTAGTTTTATCTTCTAATTCATTTTCTACACCCCAATATTCTTGAACGGTATTTATTTCTGCAAGTTTATTATAACTTTCAGAACTCCAATCATTATCACCTATATCATGATAATAATAAATCCATTTAGATGATAATGGTATAGGTGGTATAGGTTTATTATTGTTTATTTTATCTAAAATATATGTTTTATATGTATCGGGATCCATACTGAATTAAAATATATATTATTATTACTTTATATAATAATTAAAAATATAAAGAAATAAATAGTTATTTAATTATAAAATGTATCCATTAATAATATTAATACTATGGTATTTATATCCAAATGGTATGAAAAATACTGTAGAAGTATTTAAAAATAAAACAAAAGAGTATTCAACAAATATTTTTTTAAATGCAATGTATTATTATACATATGTACAAGATTATATGAATAAGAATGATGATAAAAATATGGAAATTAAAATATATAAAATTATATATTTAAATGGTGAATATGAAGAAGATGTAACGAATACAGTTCCATTACAAAATAAAGAAGGTGGATATTATGAAATAATTTATTTTAATAAAGGTAAAAAATATAGAATTGTTATTAAAAATATTAATAATTGGGATAAAAATATTATATTTAAAAAAATAGAAAATAAACAAGGTTTTTTAAGTGCTGAAATAAAAGGTGAAAATTTTGTAGATGATGTAACTGAATTAGTTAATGAATATTTAGGACCAAATTTAGATTTTCATAATAATAACTTATTACCAAAAGATATGCGTTTAAATAAAAAATGGGAAGAATTAATGATTATGGATAACGAAGCAAATGAATATACTATATTACCTGATGATAAAACTTTTGGTGGATTTATTTCTGTCAATAAAGAAGATTAAATATACATCATTGTTAATTTTTCATTTAATTCTTTTTCATCTATTAATTTATTTATAACATCATTTGTTATTGTAAATGGAAGTTTAAAATTATTTATTTTATATGGTAAAGAAATATTTTCATTTGTAAGTCGTATTACATTTAATTTCATAATAATTGTTTCAAATGCTTTTTTTAATCCTCTAACACCTCCTTCTTGAGGGCATTTATTAATAATGTATTTTATTATTTCATTATTAAATATTATATCTTCTTTTTTAAAACCTATATTATTAAGTGTTTTTGGTATAATATATTTTTCTGAAATTTCAATTTTTTCATTTATTTTAAATTCATTTATTTTTACTATTGTCATTCTATCTTTCAAAATAGGATCTACATTATTTTCATCATTAAAACTAAATATAAAAAGGGCTTTACTTAAATCAAAATCAACACCTGAATAATATTTGTCATGAAATTCATTATTTTGTGAAGTATCAGTAAGATGTGTTAATATACCAACTATTTCTTTTCCATGATGTGTTTGACTTATTTTATCTACTTCATCAAAATAAATAACTGGATTCATACATTTTGTTTCTTTTAAAATAGAAATAATTCTTCCACACATACTACCTTCCCATGTATAACTATGACCTTCAAGATAACTACCATCAGTAGCACCTCCTAATGTAATAAAACTAAAAGGTCTATTAAGAGCTTTTGCAACACCATCTTTAATTAAACTTGTTTTTCCTGTTCCTGGTGCACCTTGTAATGCTAATACTTTGTTTGTTGAACTTGGATTTGTAATCCATTGACTAACTATTTGTATAATATCATTTTTAGCGCTTTCATGACCATAAACAGCAGAATTTAAATTATTTTGAATAGTTTTTAAAAAATTACATATTTTTTCGGTTGAATCTTCTTTAGTAATTGGAAGTTGATGATAAATTCCAAATGGAACTTTAATTAATCCATCATACCAATTTTTAATTTTATAATATTCACTTGATGATGAATCCATATGTTCTAAAATATTTAATTTTGATAATGCACTTATTTTAGTTGGAATTGACATAGAACTTAATTTTATTTTAATTCTGGGTGGAATTTCATCTTCATTATTATAGTCTTTAATTTGTTGATCAATTACTTTTAATTTATTTTGTTCATCAACAGACATTTTTTCTATATATTCTTTTTCTTCTTCATTTTCATTTGGATCATAATCACTATCATATTCATCATCTATATCTTCTAAAATAATTTTATCAATTGCAGCTTTTGCTATAGTTTTAATAGCGTTATGTATATCAGTTTCATCTGTTTCAAAATTATCATTTTCTATAGTTTCAATATTTATTTCAAATTTTTCATCATCGCTATTTTCATTACTATTTTCATTACTATATGATATTAAATCTTTAATATTGCCGTGGTCATCAATATCTTCTTCATCATCACTTGAAGAAATAATTACTTTATTTTTAAAATTTGGAGATATTATTTGTGTATTTTTTTTATTAAATTTTCTTTTTTTATTATTTATGTTTAATTCTTTATTATTATCATCATTATCATCATCTCTTTTTAATTTTTTTGACATAGCACGTGTTCGCATAATGTAATTATATTTAAATATGATATATTTTTAAATAATTTTTAATTTGTTTTGAAAAATTGATATAAATTTAATATAAAAATAAAAATACTAGTATATATTAAGTAAAAAAAAATGAGTTTAAATAAAGATATTTCATGGAATGCTGCTACAAAAACTGTTAAATCAGTTCAGTTTAGTATATTAGGAACAGATGAATTAAGAAGAATGAGTGTAGTTGAAGTAGTTCATGCAGATACAACAGAAAGTAATAATGAACCTAGAATAGCTGGATTAAATGATCCTAGAATGGGTGTATTAGATTTTGGAAAAGTATGTCCTACAGACGGACAAGATTATAATTTATGCCCTGGTTATTTTGGACACATAGAATTACCAAGACCAGTATTTCATATACAATTTTTACCATTAATAATGAAAATATTAAAGTGTGTATGTTGGAGATGTTCACGAATATTAATAGATAAATCTACAAAAGAATTTGCAGGAATAACAATTTTAAAAAATAAAAAAGTTCAATTTACTAATATTACAAAAACTCTTTGTAATAGTAAAATTTGTTTTAGTGATGAAGATAATAATGGTTGTGGAGCAATTCAACCAATAAAATATGTAAAAGATGGAATATCAAAAATAAATGCTGAATTTAAAGTTGGAAAAGAAAAAGAAGATGTGAAAAAATTAGTATTTACAGCAGAAATGATTTTAAATATATTAAAAAATATAAGTGATGAAGATATTGAATTACTTGGATATAATTCAAAATGGTCACGACCTGAATCTATGATATGTGAAGTATTGCCAGTTCCACCACTTAATGTAAGACCATATGTAACAAGAGATGGAAATCAAAGAGCAGAAGATGATTTAACACATAAATTAAGTGAAATTGTTAAAACAGCACAACAATTGGAACAAAGAATTGAAACTAATGCAGAAATAAGGCATATTGAAGAATTAGTTGAATTATTACAATATCATGTTGCTACTTTTGTAGATAATGAACAACCAAATCTTCTTGTTGCAACACAAAGAAGTGGTAGACCTATTAAAAGTTTACGACAAAGATTAAAAGGTAAACATGCTCGTATTCGTGGTAATTTAATGGGTAAAAGAGTAAATTTTTCTGCTCGTAGTGTAATTACAGGAGATCCTTGTATAGAAATAGATGAATTAGGTGTTCCACTTGCAATAGTAATGAATTTAACATTTCCTGAAGCGGTTACTGATTATAATAAAAATCGTATGTATGCTCTTATTAAAAATGGACCTGATAAATATCCTGGAGCAAAATTAATTACAAGAAATCAACAAACTTGTAAAGGTAATTATGAACAATGTCACACTTATTTGGAACATCATCCAAATCCAGAAAATATTGAATTACAAAATGGAGATATTGTTCATAGACATTTACAAGATGGAGATTTTGTTTTATTTAATAGACAACCATCTCTTCATAGAGTAAGTATGATGGGACATAGAGTAAGAGTTATGAAAAAAGGTTCAAGTTTTAGATTAAATCCAAATGTTACTCAACCATATAATGCAGATTTTGATGGTGATGAGATGAATATGCATGTTCCACAAAGTTATCAAGTATATACAGAATTATCAGAATTAGCACTTGTCCCTCATCATGTTATAGAACCAAGAAGAAACGGTCCTGTGATGGGTGCAATTATGGACACTATTGTAGGAAGTTATAAAATGACAAATAAAAATACAAAAATAAATAGACGGAATACTATGCAATTATTAAATTGGGTAGAAGATTTTGACGGTAATATGGTAAGAATTAAGCATATAAATAATATTTATACTGGAAAGGATGTATATAGTGAAATCATACCCCCTTTATCATTAGAAAAAGATACAAATACTGGACCTAAAGATGATGGTGATCCAGATTATTATGAAAAAAAAATAAAAGTAGAAAATGGTAAAATTATACATGGAGTAATAGATAAAGCAACAATTGGAGCAAAAACAGGAGGTTTATTACATCATTCATGGATAGATTATGGACCTGAAAGAACAAAACTTTTTATGGATAATTTTAATTTTATAGCAAATTACTGGCTTACAATAGATGGTTTTAGTATAGGTCTAGAAGATGCTGTTGCACCTGCAGATATGAGACAAGAAATTGCAAAACAAATTAAAGAAGCAGAAACAAATGTAGCAAATATAATAGAACAAATACATAAGGGAGAACTTGAAAAAACAAGTAGTTTTAATGCTAAAAATGATTTTGAAGGTCAAGTTATTACAGAATTAAATAGAGTAAGGAATGATGTAGGTGATTATGCTGTAAATAAATTAGGAGATAAAAATAGATTAAATGTAATGATTCGTTCTGGAAGTAAAGGTGGTCAAAATAATCTCGCACAAATGGCTGCTTGTGTTGGTCAACAGCAAATTGAAGGTAAAAGAGTAGAAGATTTACTTGAAGATCGTACACTTCCTCATTTTCATAAATTTAGAAATGACCCTCTTGCAAGAGGTTTTGTAAAAGATAGTTATGCTTCTGGTTTAAGCCCTCCTGCTTTTTGGTTTCATGCTATGGCAGGTCGTATTGGTATGATTGATACAGCTATTTCTACAGCAGAAGTAGGTTATATCACAAGAAGATTTATTAAGGCAACAGAAGATTTAGAAGTAAAATATGATAATACTGTTCGTAATTCAAACGACCAAGTTATTCAATTTATTTATGGAGATGATGGTTTTGATGGAATTAGAATCGAACATCAAAAATATATACCATATAAATTATCAAAACAAGATTTTATTAGAAAATATAAATATACTAATGAAGAATTAGAAAAATTTAGTCATATTGATAATATAGAAGATATAACTGATAAAGAATTTGAATTATTACAAATTGACAGAGATTTAGTTAGATATGAAATATTTACTGATCCAAATGAAGCAACTTTTATGGCTCCTGCACCTTTTTTTAGAATTATAACAAATGCTAAGAATAAATTTGATAATAATAATAATAATGAATCTGATATTACACCTGATTATGTTATTGATAAAGTAAATAAATTAACAGAAGAAATTTTAGAACTTAATGGAAAAGATGTATTAAAGATTGAAATACAAGAATATTCTACAATAATTTTTAGAATTTTATTGAAATCTTATTTATCATCAAAAGAAATAATTTTAAATCATAAATTAAAGAAAATAACTTTTGATTGGATAATAGCTGAAGTTAAAAGACATACTTTAATGGGGTTTGTTCAACCAGGAGAAATGGTTGGTAGTATAGCAAGTCAATCTATTGGTGAACCAGCTTTACAGATGACTTTAAATACATTCCATCATACGGGTATCGCAAGTAAAACACAAACAACAAGCGGACCTCCCCGTCTTAAAGAAATTATGGGTGCGAAATCATTAAAAACACCAGCACATACAATTTATTTAAAACCAGATGTAGCACAAGATAGAGAAAAAGCAGAATTAGTAATGAGTGAATTACAATATACATTATTAAAAGATATAATTGATAAAACACAAATTTTATATGACCCGCATGATTTTAATACATGTGTGAATGAAGATCAAGATTTTTTAGATACATATTATGAATATGAAGAATTATTAAGAGGAGAGGATGAAAATAATGAATGTAGCAAGGAAAATCCTTGGATATTACGATTTATGTTTAATCGTGAAAAAATGTTAGAAAAGAAAATAAATATGATTGATATATATAATAAAATTAATACAAAAATGGACAAAACTTTAACTTGTATATATAGTGATGATAATAGTAGTAATTTAATAATGAGAATAAGATTAAATGTTACAAATGAAGAAGATGTAGAATATAATGATGATGTAGGATTATTATCTATTTTAGAAAAACAATTAATGAATACTCTTATTAGGGGAATACAAAATATAGAAAAAGTAAATATGTTTCCACATAAACAATATGTGTATAATCCAGATAGTGAAGATGAACCAATAGGTCATACTGAAATTTGGGCTTTAGATACAACTGGAACAAATTTAAAAGAAATTCTCGCAAATGAAAATATAGATAGTAATAAAACATCAAGTAATGATATTCGTGAGATATTTGAAGTTTTAGGAGTTGAAGCAGCAAGAGAATCTATAGTGAGAGAATTTACAGAAGTAATTAGTAAAACAGCATTTGTTAATTACAGACATATTGGATTATTAGCAGATACAATGACAAATAAAGGATTTATAATGAGTATTGATAGATATGGTATTAATAAAAGTGAGAAAGGTCCACTTACTCGTTCAAGCTTTGAAGAAACAGTAGATCAATTAATGAAAGCTGCTGCTTTTGCAGAAAATGATAATCTAAAAGGTGTAACAGCAAGTGTAATGATGGGTCAAATGATTTCTGCTGGAACTGGTGAATGTAATATTGTTTTAGATGCAGAACAATTAGAAAATATAGAAGAAGAAAAAGAAGAAGAAGAAGGTAACATTAATGAAATACTTAGTGAAATTAATAATTTAGTAGATATTGGAGAAAAATGTGAACCAGAAATATTTGAATCTAACTTCAATATCCAAGAAAATAAAATAGAATTACGACCAGTTAATAATGATCAAGACATTTTAGAAGATTTTTTAAATTAGTTGAATTTATTTTAATTTTAAATAATAAAAACTTTTTAAATTCTTCAAATGTTAAATTATCAATATGTTTATATTTTAATTTTTTTAAGTCGAAAATAGTATTAATATTATGTTCTGCTAATTTTAAATCAGTAAATAAACCAATTCCATCTAAATTAATTAATGATAAATTTGTATCATTATTATAATCAGATGAAAATTTTGAAAATCTATTAATTAGAAAATCATCATTTAAAACAGAATTTTTAAAATAAAATAATTCTTCAATTTTGGGATATATTTTACTTAATGCATATACATCTCCAATTGCACTATGTTGTAAATGAATATTAGAATTAAAAAAATGTTGATATAAATCATTTAATTTATGTTTTCCGTATGGTAATTTTTTTACTGTAAATTGTGCTATAGGTAAACTATCAAAAAATTTCCAATTAGATGGTATTGTAATACCAGAATTTTTAAATTCTTTTTCAAGTACTAATTGATCATAACGAAAGTTATTATGTGCAATTAATACTGGATTTTCAAAACTATTTATAAAATTTACAAATAATTCTAAAACATATTTTATTTCAAAACATCCTATATTTTCTAATTTTTTATTAGTAATTCCATGAATATTACTATTTTTAATTTCTTCATTTGGATTTATATAATAATGAAATAATAAACTATTTTCATTATATGCACAAATTTCTAAAATTTTAACATTTTCAATTTCTAATGTAGTAGTTTCTAAATCATAATATATTTTATTCATTTTAAATAATAAATATTTTTTATTTTTTATATATTTTTATATATTTTTATATTATTTTTTATATTTAATAACGCAATCTTTTGTTATTTCAATTTGATTTCCTAATGAATATTCATTTATCATAGTAAGTCTATAATTTTCTTGTGAAAAATCAGAAGGCCACATTTTAGACCAATCTGTAGTAGGAGGTAAAATACCTAATTTTGTATAAATATATCCTACTAAAGCACTACACCAAAAACGGTCTGTTTTTTGAGGTTCACTATCTTTACGATGCCAAGCATCATACCAATCAATAAAATTTAAGTCATATGGTTTATTATATACTACTTCATGAATTTGTTTTAATTTATTTTCATCTAATTTTTCTTTTTTATTTAATTTTCTCCAATATAATTTTGATTCTGGTAAATCTTTTATATATAAATCTTCAAAAGGAACTATTTGAACACCTAATTTATATTTTCCATCTTCCGCATCGGGCATTTCTTCAAGACCACTTTCCCAAAAAAATAAACCAACTAATGGTATTCTTGTAAATTTAGGATCTCTAAGAACCATACCTATATGTGAATAGTCTGTTTTTGTAAAAAATTCAACAGTTTTATCAAGTGCAGATTTATAACCATGAAAAAGTATTATATCTCCAGTTTCTAATAAATCAATATTAGATTTAGACATCAATATAGTTTATAATAATATTTTATTTCTTAAAAAATATAATATTTCCCATAAAACTTTACAATCTATTTCATTATATTTTATAATAGAGTTCATTTTTTCAATATTATTAATTGAATTCCAAGCGGTGACCATAGCGCCCATACCATCAATTTCTGAATCTTCCCATTTTGTATTTATAGAACCATTTTTATATAAAGCATTAGCTATATTTTTTAATCCAAATTTAAGACTACCATTAATACCAATAGGTTCTTTTTTAAATACTTGTAATAAATCTGCCCAATTAATATCTTGTAAATTATAAATATTTTTAACTTTATTATATAAAGAAACTTCAGCTTGACTCCAATGCCAAACTTTTATTTTTTTATTATATTTTTTTTTTAATAAATCAATATCTAATAACCATCTTTGTAAAATTTTTCTTTCTTCACGTTTATTTAATTTTTTTACAAGATAATTTTTAAAAATCCATTCATTATTTTCTATATATCCCATACCTATCATAAAAATCATAGAGCAACCATTTTGTTTTGGTAAACAACTAAAATCATCATTAAGATCATTAACATTTTCAAAATCAACATATAATTCAAGATATTCATTTTTATTTTTCCATTTATTAATATTATTTATAATCTTTTTTGGAACTAAAATACAATTTTCTGAATTTGCAGATAATATTGTGTCTACAATTTTTTTACGTTTAGTACTTTTAATTTCAAGAATATTAGAATCGCATTCTTGCCATTTTCTTTTATTTTTGTTAATAGCTATATTTCGTTCTTTTGTTCCACAAGACCATAATCTTGTAATTTCTCCTGTTTTTTTTGCAATTTCTTTTTTAATACAATGCCAAGGATAATCATAACGGTTACTCATATTACACTGTAATAAATGTTTACATTGTTCCCAATTTTCCCATTTATTTTTATTATTTGTTAAATCTCTAATCCAATTTATTGCTTTTTCATTTAATTCTATATATTTATAATCACAACCATTATTTCCATATTTATCTTTAAATTCAATAACACCAAGTTTATCAAAACATCCTCTTCCATTTTTATTATTTGAAGTCCAATTTCTTCCAAGTAAAAATCCATATTTTGGATAATATCCTTGTATGATATTAAGTGCTTCTGTATAGATTCCTACTTGTGATTTATATGCCGAAACAGTTTGACAATCTTTAAGATTATTTTTATTATTTTTAATATATAATTTTGAATATTTAATTTCAACTATAACATAATGATATTTATTATTACCAAAATTCTTAGCAGATTCAAACATTTCTTCTTTTTCTAATACAGGATCTTTTATAATTTTATTAATCCAATCACTTCTAACAATTAAATCAGGAATACCATATGTTTTATTAATAATATTATGTAAAATACCATGATATATAATTGGAATACCATCTTTCATTGCTTGGATTGTATCTTCATATTTTTTAGTACTATGTACTTCATATTGTGTTCCTATTTTAATAAAATTTCTATTAAATCTTGATTTTAATAATGCTATAACATTTTTTTCAAATTCTACCCCTTTATTTTGTATAAAATTATAAAAATTCAAATCATTTTTTTTTGGAAAGAATAAATTTTTTTCACCATATAAATTTAACCAATCTAAAATTTTATCATTTAATATAAAATTCCTTGTAGTTGTAGCACCAACCCATTCATTCCATTGATAAGTATAACCTAATTGTTTTGTTTGACGAGTATTTGGTTTTTCATTAAAATATTCAAGAAGTTTATCTTTTCCAAACTTTCTGAAATATAAAACATCATTCCAAAATTCTTGTAATTTAATTATATTATTATTAAACCATTTTTTATCTCTAACAATTTCATGTTTTTTCCATGCTTCTAATTTCCAATAATTTACATTTCCATTTTCATCTGTTATAAAATTTTTAAATAAAGTATTATTATCATCTATATATTCAAGAACATCATTATATTCTGTAAATTTACATTCAAATAAATTACATAAATCAATATTACATACTTCCATTTGAATTTGACATTGTATCCAATAATAATGATTTTCAGGAATTATATCTTGTATTTTTCTATTATAAATACATTTAATTTCTAATAATGTATCATCTTTAGTTATTCCATCTGGACTTGCTCCTAACCATTTATATTCTGGATGAATAAGTAAACCTAACGAATAAACTTTAGTAGTAAATAATTTTTCATATATATTACACGCAACAGGTTCATACTTAATTCCCCATTTAATAGCATTATTTGTTATTTCTAATTTATTAAAAGTTTCAGTTTCATTTGGTATAATACATTTTTTTATAAGTAAATCTATTTTTTTTTGATAAGGATTACATTCAAGAGCACTTCCACAATCACTTGCTGTTAACATATTTTGTCTAATTTTATACCATTCATCGCTTCTTTGATTAATTTGATAAGTTTCTAAAAGACTTTTCAAATTAGCCATGTTATGTAAATAATATTAATTTTTTAATTTTTATATATTTTATTATTTTTTTAATAAAAAACTTGAATTTTTAAAATTTGTTAAATATTTTTTCATATTATCATCAATAGTTTGATAATTCATTGCAATAAATTGACAACCTTTTTCAAATGCTACTTCAAAATCATAATTTAAGGAAAAATGACCTTCTATAGTTCCTGCTGGATATACTCTAGTCATACCAGTTTCATTAAATTTTATTATTTCATCTTCTTTTAAATCTTGGTCTGTATTAGGTATATTTTTCATTTTTTTATCATACCAAGTTGAATAAAGAATTTTATTTAAATATCCATTTGAACCACCACCAGATAAAACTATAACTTTATTCAAAGTATCTTTAAGTTTAATATCTCCAAGAGATACTTTTTTATTTTGTTTATATAGTTGGTCTTTAAATGTATTTTTAAGCATTTTAGCAATTTCATTATTAACTTTAATCATTTTATTAGTGTTTAATTCTAAAATAATAAATATAGGATCTGTTGTTTTTTGGAATGCATATTTTTTTATTATATCTAAACAGTGTTGAAAAGGAATACTTGTTGTAGTTAATATATCAGCACGTTCTGCTCCTCTTTCAACACCATGTGCTACAATTGGTTTTAAAGTTGTTTTATCTGCAAAAACATCAAGTTCAATTGCTCTAGCACCTAATAATAATGCTCTTTTAATTGCTAAAACATCAGCTATATCTGCATTTTGAGTGCAAGGTATATATGTATTATGACTTGTAGCTATATGAAATTCTTTTAATGTTTTATTTTTAAATTTATTATTTTCAAATAATATTGGTTTTGGATTTATATTCCAAATTATATTATCTTGTTTTTTCATACAAATTTTACTTTTACTATCACGACCTTTATTTGTAAAATTTTGATAAAATGTTTTATAAATAAAATACAGTATAACTATGATTATAATAGCTAAGACACTATATTTTTGTTTTAAAATATTTGATATAAAATCAACTAAAGTGTTTAATATAAATTGTACTGAATTTAACATATTATTATATATAAATATTTTTTTTTATTAATATATAATAAATGGAGGCCGCTATAATAACAGGTATATGTACATTATTTGGAACAAGTATTGCTGCTTGGTTAAAAGAAAGATGGACGAAAAAAAGAGAACAAAAAAAATTAGATTTTCCAAAAAATTGTTTCATTACAAAAAAAACTATAAAAAATCATAGTATTTTTGAAATGTTAAATTATTGGATAAATGTAAGAATACCTAAAGCAAAATTTGGAAAAAATAAATATCATAATAATTGGGCAAAAATATTATTAAAATCTAAATATAATTCAGCTTTAGTAAATATAAAAAAAACAATTAATCATAAAAGTATTGATACATTTAATGATGATATATTATGGACTCATTTTTTATCTATGATAAATGATATAATACAAGAATATGAAGAAGAATCATTAAAAAAGGGTGTTCCTGAATTATTTATAGATAAATTTATGATATGGCATTCTAAAACAAGAGATATTATAGTAAAAAATACAGAATTAATTTGTAAAAGTAAATATTATCATAATAATTTTGAAAAAATATATGCTATTTTAAATTTATTACTAACAAGTTACGATGTAACATTAATGGATTCAGAACAAACAATAGCTCATTTAAATGGAGATTTAGATGAATATATACAAAAAATAGATAAATTTTATAGTAGTAGTGATGATTCAAGTAAAGAAAATAGTTATAATGAAAATATTAAAGAAATTTAATTTTTTTCCAATAAATTTATAAAATTTTTTGCTCTATTTTCCCATGTAAATTCATTTTGATATAATTGCATTTGTTTTTTTAAATGTGTTTTTACAATATCTGGACGATTTTTCCAATTATTTAAAAATTTAGTTACTCTATCAACATACATTAATAGATTATTATTAGGTTCTATTAATGTTCCCATTCCATTTGTTGTTTCAGGTAAAGCACCTAATTTTGGTGCAACTATGTAATTACCTGTTGACATAGCCTCTATTACAGCAATACAAGATGTTTCTGGAAATGTATTTGGATAAAAATATAATAAACTCTTTCTTAATTCCTTACTAAGTTCTGTTTGAGAAATACTTCCAATATATTCAATTCCATCTGTATTTTTACATTTTTCATATAAAGGTTGAAATTTTTTATCTTCTGTATTATCTTGTTGATAAACTTTTAAACTACTAAAAACTTTTAATTTTATTTCTGGATGTTCTTTTTTTATTGTTGGAAATAATTCAACTAAAAGGTCTAATCCTCTCCAAGGAGTGCTTGTATATATCATTGTAAATTCTTTGTTTTCAAGTATGTTATCAAAATCATTTTCTTGAATATGGCAAGGTGGCGACATTGCATTTCTTGAAATTATTACTTTTTCTGGATCTACTCCATGATTTTCTACATACATTATTTTTTGATATTCACTTACAAACATATAAAAATCTACATATGGTATTCCTATTTTACATGCGGATACTGCTTGTTGATTCCAATCATGTTGTAAAAATTCTACAATTTTAGTCTTTTTTCCTAATAAAGGTTTTAATTGTTGTGAATAAGGTCCAGATGTATTTACAATAAAAATATAATCTGGTTTTAAATATTCAAAAAGATATTTTAATATTTCTCCACTTTGTGTAATTGGAAAATGTTTTACTCCAGAAATTGTAAATATTTCATTACAATAATTTATTAAACTAACATTATGACCTAATTTTGCTAAATTTTTACATAAATAACAAACAGCAGATTCTGTTCCACCTAATGGTCGTGATAATGGAGTATCAACATTAAATATTAATGGGGATGGATCAATCCAAATTAAATTTTTAGACATATTTAATTTAAATTAATATATTTTTAAATATATTTAACTTTATCAATATTAGATTTACAATTTACATTATCTTTAAAATATTGTGTTTTTATTTCATCTATTTGTTCGCTGGTTATAAGTAGATTATCTTTTTTATTTGAAGTAATAGAACCAACTTTTATATAACGAGACATTCTATTATTTAAAAAATCATCTCTAAAAATTTTATTACGTACAAGTAAATCTGCTAAAACAGATAAATATTTTTCTTGATTTTGAATTTCAGTAGAAATGTTTTCTCTGTTAATAAATTGTTGTTCTGAACCAACAATAATAGATGATTTTTTCTTTTCAATAAATTTTAATTTACATCGTTCTTTTTTATTATATTTATTATAAAATTCTTCATATGACATATTATTAATTTCTTCTATTTCTATTTCTAGTTTATTTATTTTAGAATTACCCCCTTTTTTATTATAGGTATTTTTTACTTTTTTATAACGTTTTTTTAATTCTTTATCTTCCATATCATTATAGTGTAATCTAAGCTTATTTACATCTATTAGTTTTTTATGATATTTTTTTATGAATGCAACTATAATTGTATTTATCATTTCTTTTTTGCTTACTTCCTTTTCTTCTTCTTCCTCTGCTTTTCTTGCTGCTTCTTCTTCCGCTTCCTTTTCTTCTTCTTCCGCAGCTTTTCTTGCTGCTTCTTCTTCCGCTTTCTTTGCTTCTTCTTCCGCAGTTTTTCTTGCTGCTTCTTTTTCAGCTTTCTTTGCTTCTTTTTCAGCTTTCTTTGCTTCTTTTTCAGCTTTCTTTTTAGCTTCTTCTTCAGCTTTCTTTTTAGCTTCTTCTTCAGCTTTCTTTGCTTCTTTTTCAGCTTTCTTTGCTTCTTTTTCAGCTTTCTTTTTTTGAATATTTAGTAAAATTAATTCAATTTCTTCATCATCATCATCATCATCATCATCATCATCATCTTCTTCATCATCATCATCATCACTTTCTTTTAATTGTTCTATTTTCTTTTTAATTTGTGTAATTTTTTCTTCCTTTTCTTTTATAAATGTGTTTTTACTCATACCAATAAAAATACAATGAGGATCTTTTTCACATGTATTACCAACTTTTAAATAACAAACATCTCTTCTGTTTGATGGTCTATAAATAGACCATGATATATTTGATTCATCTTCATAAATTGTATAAACTACTTTTGGGAAAATTTCTTTTAATATATTGTAAACTTCTTCTCTTTGTTCTTCTATACTTAAATCTTTTTCAAATATTTCTTCTAACAATTGTTTTTTTGGTTTTATAATTGTAAGAATTCTATTTCGTATTTCTTTTCTATATTTTTCTAATATATTTGTTCTATTTTTAATTTCTTTTCTTTGTTGTAATATTTTTTCAAAATTATTTTCTTCTTTAAAAGTTTTAATTTTATCATAACTTTTTTTATTTTTTTGTTGTAATTCGTTTATTTTAGATTTATATTGATTTATTAATTCTTCAATACTTTTTCTGTCATTTATATCTAATTTATGAAATTCATTACTATTAGTTATATTTAAAATATTTTTAATATTACTTAATCCTTTTGTTTCTTGAACATTTAAATAGTATGAAATTTCAAGTTTTAATCTTTCAAACATTTCAGTAATATATTTTTTTCTATTAATATTTTGTAAAACTTTATATTGTGTTTCATTAATATCTTCAGTATTAATTTTTTCATCAATATCTTTATAATATTTAGTAGTCATATAATTTGATTTTTCTATTCCAAATTGTTCTTTTGTAGTATATTCTATTGGTTTAATTGGTATATTATCACCTGTATTTAATTGTAATGCTATAATATTATTTGAATCTATAGAATCTGCAACAGCAGAAACAATTGTAATTTTAAAATTTTTTTCATTTAATTCTTTATAAAAATTTATTACAGTATCATAATTTTTTAAAGGTATTTCATTTAATATTTTTAATCCTTCAATTTGACCTTCTGGAAATGTTGGAACTAAAACACCTTTAATTAATAATCCAGAAAGTTTATTATAATTATCTACAAATTGTCCTTCTATACTATTTTCAAAACTTTTATTAAGTTCTTTAAATAATGGTGCTTGAATTGGTTTTTCAAATGTAAAATTGTAAGTAGAAGCAGTTTGTTTAAGATATTCAATTTGTTGTTTATCAAATTCATTTTTGCAATCTTTTAAATATTTATTTTCTAATTCTTTTATAATATTAAAATTTCTAATATCAAAATTCATAATAAATTTTATTTTTGATGTTTTTTCAAGATATATAATTGGTTCAAAATAATAAATTTTATTAAAATTTACATTTTCTATTTTTGTATATAAAAGAATAATTGGTTTGTTTTTTTTATAAAAACTATTTACATTTTCACCATAAGGACAATCTAAATAAAAATCATTATTTGTTTCTTTAATAATAAAAATATTAAAACCATCTTTATTTAATACATTTTTTCTAGATACAACATCAATCAACCATTCATCTTTTAATTCATTATCACTTTTTAAACATTCTATAAAATTTTCTTGTGTTTCAAACATAATTTTAAGAAGACCACTTCGTAAAGTATTAAATATTCTTGGATTGTCATTTAAATAATTTGGTATAATTTCAGTTCTTAATTTTTCACCAGTTAAATTTTTATATAAACCATTATTATTCCAAATATAACTAATTGCTTCTAAAAAACTATTTTTTTTATTATTTTTAATACCATTTCTAATCCAACCTTTAAAATTATTGATAGGATAATCTTTTTTTGTAACAAAATTAGCATTTTCTTGATTATTAAATAAATTATGAATGTTTATTGGTAAATAACCTAAACTATTTTTTTTTAATGGATAATTATTTTCACTATTGAAATATAAGCTTTGTTTAATATTATCTTCAGTTTCTAATTCAATTTGTTCTGCACATTGGTTCCATCTTTGAGTATATTTTGACTTAAGTTCATTAAGATTAACTGGTGATGCTTTACAACATAAATAACATAAATTATTTGGATGTTTTTTAGTCATATAAGAAATATGAGTATATCTTTTTTTCCCATCTGCTAAACTATGTATTGGTTGATTTCCATCTTCACATAAATCTTGTTTTGATAATTTTGGTTTTCTTTCAATAGGGCACCAATATTTAGGACAAAAATAATATTTATCTCTGTATAAAGTGTAATCTTTAATAATATCTTCATTTTTCCATTTATCTAATTCGGTTTTTTTTGATTTTTCAATAACCATAGGTTGAGAACCAGTACAAGCTGTAGCATATTTATCTTTAGGTAAAGTACCTTTTGGGTATGTTGGATTAAATACTTCAGGATCGGCATCTCGTAATGTATTTAAAATTTTCTTTGTTCTTGCTTCTTCATTCCATCCATCAATAGAATACCAATCAGGATATTCTAATACAGGTATTTCTTCTTCATCTATATTTTCATCTATTTCGTCTATATTTTCATATATATCTACATCCCAAAATTCTGTATCTTCCACCGCTTCCATTATTTTTTGATCAATGGGGTCAGAATAATCTATTAATTTGTCATCAATATCGATTCTTTCTTCAAAATTTTTATTTGGATAGTTTTTTATAATTTCATTTAAATAATCATATTGATCATTTTTATTAATATATAATAATACTAAATTTTTTAAAAATGTCGTAGCATAAATAAGTTGTTTTATACTATATGCTGATTTAATATATATAGAAAAAGGTTTTGTTTGACCTGATATTTGTAATTGAACACCTTTATTTAATTTAAAAACATTAGTATCTGCAGTTTTTTTTAAATTTTTAATTTGTTCTATTTTTTGTTGTTTTTTTTGTTCAGTCCAATTTTTCCATTTATTTAATTCTTCTTTTGCTTTGTCTAAATTTTCATTTCCTTTCTTCGTAGAAATTTTACCTTTTTTAATTTCTTTATTCAATTTATTTAATTCATTTTCAGCATTATTTTTATTAATATCAATTAAATTTTCTAATTGTTGTTTTAATTCTTCATCATCATCAGCGTATTTTAAAAGATTTTCTGTAAAATCATCTTTAATATTTCTAAAATTACTAACATTGGTATAAAAATAATCAAATTTAATATTAGATTTAGATTCATTTTTTGTTAAAAAATTTAATTTTTCAAATTTGGAAGCAAGTTTATTTAATTTTTTATAATCTAAACTTTCTGCTTTAAAATTATAATGTAAAGAAATAGACATAAGTTCATTTTTTTTATTTTTTTGTTGAAGATAAAATTTATTATCAATAGTATTTAATTTTGGTCTTTCATATATTTTTTTTCCTGATTCAGGAATTGTAAAAATTAATTTATTTATTTTTTTAATAGCATTATTAATAGTATTAATATAATTATCAATATCAATAAAATTTGTATAAGTATTATTTTGTGGTTTAAATTTTACTTCTAATATATTTGTTTTACTTAAAATAGTAATAGTTGCAAAATGTGGAGTTGTAATATTATTTTCTTTTTCATAAGAAGTATTATCAATTTTTACTCTAAGTGATAGAGATCTAATATTTATTTTATTAGAAATCCATTCATCATATTTTTTTTCATCAATTATTTTATTTTTTAGTAAAGGTTCCCATATTTTAAAATAAGGTTCTTTATCATGACGATATCTTGCAAATACAATATCTTTGTTTAATTTAATTTGTTCAAATATATTGAATAAATCAAACTCTATATTTTTATCATGGTAAGTATGAATTATCATACTTGAAATATTACATTTTCCAAAAATTATATTTAAATTTTTATTTAAATCTATTTGTTCAAATTCATTAATAATAGTATATTTTTCTGGTATTACCTTGTCTAATAATTTATTATAAATGTTATTAATTCTTGCTTGATTTATATTTTTATACAATTCAAAATCAGGAAAATATTTTTTGATATATTTATATTCTGAAATATCTTTATAATCAACTACATTAAAAGTATTATTAAATTTTAATAAATCATAAAGAACAATATCATTTCTATTAAATAATGTATAATTTTTTACATTATTATCATCTTCATCTTCATTAAATGGATTATAATTTTTAAATTTAACAATATTATTATTAGAATCATACCAAGAATGTGTTATCATTTCATTATCTTTCCATATATATTGATGTTCTGTAAATAAATATTTATTAATCTTATTATTAAATTTATCATTTAAGTAATAAAAAATATTTTCTTTTAATTCTTTGACAGTATAAATATTATAAATTAATTTTTGAATAATAAAAAAATTATTTTCATTAATACCTAAGTTTAAACCAAGAACGTTTTTATAATTTTTTCCAAATTTTTTTATTAATATATCATTATCACTACTTGTATTATTTTTATATATAAAATTCACTATACTATTTTCAATTTCTTTTTCAATTTTACCACAAAATAGATATAAATTTTTTTCATTTTTTTTATAATGAATTATTTTATATATATTATTCAAAGGTTCATTTATACATTTTTCTTTATTCATATTTATAATTAGATTAGATTTTCTTTTCCAAAATAATATTATTTGAGAAAAAAATTATGTTTTGTATGGTTGATTTGTAATATTTAAACCACAATATTCTTTTGGTTTATCATTAAAATTATGTTTTTTATATAATCCTAATTCTATTGCTTGTTCTAATAACCAAATATTATTTTCTTTAAATTCTTCAGTATGACCAATAGTTTCAGTAATAACATGTGCTAATTCATGTATTGCAACAAACATTAATAAATTAATGTCATGTAAAATATTTTCAGAATTTCTTGATCTTAAACAAAAAATAATTTGTTCTCCTTTATTTACAGAATATGCTGTAGAATCACTATTATCTATTTTTTCACCTATATTATCTGCAGTAAAATTTTTTAATTGTGAAATAGCAAAATTTTTATTTTTTGGTAATCTAGAAATACATTTTTTTTTAATAATTAATAATCTTTTTCTAATTTCTGCAAGTCTATCAGCTGCTTCTTGTTTATCAGGTAAATTTCTAACAATATATTCTTTACCATCTTTTTCACTAGTAATATATTCTATAGTAATACGTTGATTATTTAAATATATAATAACTAGAGAACAAATACTTACTATAATAAAAACAGACACAAAGTCCATACCTTTTATATATAGTAAGAATAAAAATTGACAATAAAATATTATAAAGATTAATTAATATATCTTATTAAACAATGATTCTATATAGAGGAACAACAGAATATGAGCAAGATACAAAAAAAGATATTATATTTCAAACAGTAGATTGGGATTGTGAAGATGCTATTTTTGATGAAGATGAAGATGAAGATAATAATGAGAAACCACAATGGATTGTTGATAAAAGAGAATTTATTATTAGATGTTATGGAGTTATGAAAAATGGTACAAGTATAAGTGCATTAATACGAAATTTTAAACCATATTTTTATATACAAGTTCCTAATAATTGGAAACAAACACACGCAACACAATTACTAAAACATTTAAAACAAAAATTACCAACTAATAATGGAAAACAAATAGGATATTATAAAGATGCTATTATTAAATGTAAGTTAGTAACAAAAAAAAAATTTAATTGGTTTACAAATGATAGATTATATAATTTTGTTAAAATTACAACACGAAGTAAAGCTTCAATGAGAAAAGTTATGACATATTTATCTAAAAGAGCACGTGAAAGAGATATACAATTTGCAAAAAAACAAAATAGAACATCACCGTATGAAATAATTACATGTTCTGATCCATTATTAGGAGAAATGGATTTTATACAATATGAAACAAATATTGATCCTATGTTAAGATTTATGCATGAAAAAGAAATTAATCCTGCTGGATGGATAAAATTAAAGAAAAATAAATATATAATTAATGAAGAAGATTTAACTAATTGTCAAGTTGAAGTAGAAATAAATGAAAAATATGTATCAAATGAAATAAATGATACTATTGCACCTTTAATTATTGCTAATTTTGATATTGAATGTACGAGTGGTGATGGAGAATTTCCACAAGCAGAAAGACCTGAAGATAAAGTAATTCAAATAGGAACAAGTGTATATCGTTATGGTGAAAAAGAACCATATCTAAATCATATGATTGTGCTTGGAGAATGTGACCCAATTGATAATTGTATATTGGAAAAATATAATAGTGAAAGAAAAGTTTTAAAAGCTTGGAGAGATTTTATTGTTAAATTAGATCCAGATATTATTACAGGATATAATATCTTTGGTTTTGATTTAAGATATTTATATGAAAGATCCGTATTTTTAAAGTGTTTAGATGATTTTCACTATTTAGGACGTTTACAAAATGAAAAATCAAAATTAGAAGAAAAAAAATTAAGTAGTAGTGCTTTAGGTGATAATTTTATGAAGTTATTACCTATGAAAGGAAGAGTTCATATTGATTTAATGAAAGTTATTCAAAAAGATCATAATTTAGATAGTTATAAACTTGAAAATGTAGCAACTCATTTTATGGGAGAACACAAAGATCCAGTTACTCCAAGAATGATTTTTGATTATTATAAATCAGGAGACCCAGAAAAAGTAGCTATTGTTGCAAAATATTGTGTTCAAGATTGTGTATTGTGTGTTAATTTAATGAATAAATTGAATATAGTAACAAATAATATTGGTATGGCTAATGTTTGTACTGTTCCATTAAGTTATTTATTTTTAAGAGGACAAGGAATTAAAATTTTTAGTCTTGTAGCAAAACAATGTAAAAAAGAAAATTTTGTTTTACCAGTATTAAAAAAAGTAGAAGATAATGATGGTTATGAAGGAGCAATTGTATTAGTAGCAAAAAAAGGTATTTATTTAGATACTCCAATTGCTGTTACAGATTATTCAAGTTTATATCCAAGTAGTATGATTAGTGAAAATTTAAGTCATGATAGTTTAGTATGGGTTAAAACAATTTTAAATAATAAAACATTATTTTCTTGGGAAAAAGAGCAAGATATAATTTATACTGATGGTATGGAAAATAAAGTTGTTTATGATAATTTACCAGGAAGAGAATATGAAAATGTAGAATATGATTTATTTGATGGTTCACCAACAGAAGGAATAAAAATTGGAAAGCAAATATGTCGTTATGCCCAACCTTTAAAAGATGAAGATGGAAATTTTATTAATGATACAAGAGCAGTATTACCGAGAATTTTACAACACTTATTAAAAGCAAGAAAAGATACAAGAAAAAAAATTCCAGGTGAAGAAGACCCATTTAAAAGATTTGTATTAGATGGTTTACAGTTAGCATATAAAATTACTTGTAATAGTTTATATGGACAAGTAGGTGCATCTACAAGTCAAATATATAAAAAAGAGATAGCAGCAAGTACAACTGCTACAGGAAGAAGATTATTAAAATTAGCAAAAGATAATACAGAAGAAAAATTTCAAGGTAATATAAAAATAGATATTAATGGTAATATAAGAGAAGTATTTACTGAAACTGACTGTGTGTATGGAGATAGTGTTACAGGTGATACCCCATTATTACTTCGTTATAGAGATACTGGAAAAATTACAATTAAAACGATTGAATCACTTAATAATGAATGGAAACCTTATGAAAATTTTAAACCATTAGATAAAAATATACACGAAAAACAACAAACAACATGTAATTTACAAATATGGGTAGAAAATGAATGGGTAGATATTAAAAGAGTAATTCGTCATAAAACAAAAAAGGATATATTTAGAATCAATACACATACCGGACTTGTAGATGTTACAGAAGATCATAGTTTAATACACGAAAGTGGCAATGAAATTAAACCGGCAGAACTTAAAATTAATGAAACTAAATTAATGCACAGTTTTCCTAAAGAATTTAAAGAATTTCCAACTATAATAGAAGAATATGGTAAACAAACTAATACAAGCATACAACAATGTATAGAATGTAAAATAGAAAGAATAATAGATGATTTTTATTTAAATAGTAAAAAGATACGAACGAAAAGGTGCAGGTATTGTGTTAAACGCAATTATTGTAATAAAAACAATAAATTATTTGACATAAATTCAATAATTCCTAATAAACGAGATATTTATGTTAATAGATATTCTTTAACCCCAGATGAAGCTTTTGTATGGGGATTTTTTATGGGTGATGGTAGTTGTGGAAAATATTTATGTAATAGTGGTCTAACGTATTCTTGGGCATTAAATAATAATAATTTAGAACGATTAGAAAATATGTTACAAATTCTTAATAATACAGAACCTATAAAATTTAAAATTTTAGATACTATATCAAGTTCTGGTGTATATAAATTAGTTCCGTGTGAACATATTAAATATATGACAGAAAAATATCGTAAATTATTTTATGATAAAGATAAATATAAAATTGTTCCTGATTTAATATTAAATTCAAGTAAGGAAATTAAAGAAAGTTTTTTTAATGGATATTATGAAGCCGATGGAGATAAATCAACAATTTCAAAAAGATGTGATATAAAAGGTAAAATTGGTGCACAAGGATTATATTATTTATTAAGTTCTATTGGTTATAATGTAAGTATTTTTATGAGATATGATAAATTAAATATTTATAGATTAAATATAACAAAAAAATCTCAAAGGAAAAATTCTCAAATTGTAAAAAAAATTGTAAAATTAAAAAATATAAATGAAAATAAATTTGTTTATGATATAGAAACAACTTCAGGAAAATTTAATGGCGGAATAGGAAAACTTGTTTTAAAAAATACAGATAGTATATTTGTTCGTTTCAAATTAACAGATCCTATAACAAATAAAGAAATAGAAGGGAAAGAAGCTTTGCCTATTTGTATTGAATTAGGTAAATTAGCAGGAAAAGATGTTACTAAACAATTAAAACCACCTCACGATTTAGAATATGAAAAAACATTTTGGCCTTTTATTTTGTTTAGTAAAAAGCGTTATGCAGGTCATTTATATGAAGAAGATCCTGAAAAATATAAAATGAAAAGTATGGGAATAGTATTAAAAAGACGTGACAATGCTCCAATTGTAAAACATGTTTATGGCGGTGTATTAGATATTATAATGAATGATAAAGATTTAAAAAAAGCAGAAATACATTTAAAAAATGAAACTAAAAAAGTAATGGAAGGGAAATTTAATATTGATAAATTTATTATTAGTAAAACTTTAAGAGGAAGTTATGTAAATAGACAACAAATTGCTCATGCTGCACTTGTAGATAGAATAACTGAAAGAGATCCAGGAAATGCACCACAACCAAGTGATAGAATACCTTATGTTTATCAATATTTAGATAAAAAAAAGGAAGAAACTATTATGAATAATAAAAAGAAAAAAACAAATGAATTTATAAAAGAGTTTTGTAATAATATAAGTTCTTCATCTAAAAGATTTGAAAATGTAAAAACTTTTATAAATACATTAGGTCAAAAATATTGTTATTTGGGAAAAGATCAAGAAGATTTACAAAATAGTTTAATGGAATTAGTTAGAAATGATAAATATAATTCAATAGAATATATGATTAAAACTATTACTAATAATAAAATTAAAATAATTCAAGGAGATAAAATAGAAGATCCTATATTTTTACAACAAAATAATTTACCAATAGATTATAAATTTTATATTACAAATCAAATTTTAAAACCAGTATCTCAAATTTTTGCTCTTGAAATAGAACAATTGGATGGATTTAAAAAACATATGATTGATTTTAATTTACCAGAAAAAAAATATTTAGAAAAAAGTCAAAAATTAGCTGGAGATTTATTATTTAAAGAACTTTTAAGAGAACAAGAAAATAAAGAAAAAGGAATACAAGAAATTACAAAATGGTTTAAAATAACTAAAATATAATTTTTTTATAAAATATTTAAACTTAAAGAGTTATTATTTATTAAATTAAATATCTAATTATAAAAATGCAACACAGTTTATCAGAAACTATTAAGTCGAATCAAGAAAAATTTGACAAATTTAATATGGATGGTATGGGTAAAAGTGGTCTTGAAAATATAGGTAATACATGTTTTATGAATTCTGGAATACAATGTTTAAGTCATGTAATAGAACTTACAAAATACTTTTTAAGTAATAGTTTTGTAAAAGATATTCCTTTAAAAGATGGAAAACCAATAAGAAAGGAATTTTTAATTTTAAAAGAATGGGTAGTATTACTTCAAGGAATATGGGAAAAAAATCAGCTTTTACGACCAGTTTCTTTTAAAAATATGATTTCGCAATTTTATAGTCAATTTGCTGGAACTAGACAACATGATTCTCATGAATTTTTAGCATTTTTAATTGAATTATTACATCAGAGTTTATATTCACAATGTAAAGTAACCGTTCATGGAACTCCTAAAACAGAAGAACATAAAATGTCTTTAGAAGCTTTAGAACAATGGAAAAAATATTATGAAAAAGAATATTCTATATTTATAGAATTGTTTTATGGCCAAGAATATCAAATAATAAATCCTTTAGAAGAAAATGATGAAAACTATATATCTAAAAATTATCCTCCATTTAGTTATTTACATTTACCTATTCCACCTGATAAACAAAATAAATGTTCAATTTACGATTGTTTAAATTATTATTATGATACAACTATATTAGAAAATGATAATAAATATTATTGGGAAGAAAAGAAAAAATATGTAAAAGCAAAAAAAATAATTAAAATTTGGAAACCTCCTAAAATATTAATTATAAGTATTAAAAGATTTCCTAAAGTAGGTAAAAAATTAGGTACAAAAATAGAATATCCCATAGATGGTTTAGATTTAACAGACTTTGTAATAAGAAAAAAAATGTCTAATTATTTATATGATTTATTTGCTATAAGTAATCATATTGGAAATTATTATACAGGACATTATTTTAGTTATTGTAAAGGCACAAACGGCGAATGGAATGAATTTAATGATTTAAGTATTAGTAAAATAAATTATTTACCAAATGAAAGCGATACAGCATATGTATTATTTTATAGATTACGAACTTAAATATTGACATTTTGTAATAAATTAATTAGAAAATGTATTTTTATTTTAAAAATTTATATATAATAACCTCCTCTTCTTTTTTTATTTTTCATATATCTTGACATTTCATCAACACCCATTATGAGTGCAAATGGAACAAGTATTTTTGGTGTAAGTTTTTTAATTGCTTTTGATTTTAAATATGCTCCTAAAAGTGGATCATTTAATAATGGTAATAATCCACCAGTTCTTCTTTTACCACCCACAAAACCTTTAAGTTTATCAAGACTTGCTCCAACTAAATCTCCGTGTTCGTTATATAAATACATAAGAATACCTAAAGGAACAAGTGTTTCTGGTGTAAGTGTAGAAATACCTTTAAGTTTAAGATAAGTACTAAGAACGACATTATCTAAAAGGGGAATTGGTGCACCACCTACTTTATATCCACCAGAACAACTTTTTTTATTATTAATATTTCCACCTAATATTGCCTTAAATGGAAGTTTAGTAGATGATGTAATATTTTTAGAACCACCAATACTTTCATATAATCCTCCTTTGCGAGGTATTGCTCCTTCATTTACAAGTTGATTATGAACTACCATAAGAATTCCAAGAGGAACTAATGTTTCTGGTGTAAGTTTTTTAACTGCTTGTATTTTTAAATATGCTCCAAGAACAGGATTATTTAATGCTCTAACCATAACATCCATAACTTGTCCACCTTTCATATTTTGAAGTGCTCTTTCACGACGTCTTTTTGCAACATTACTGGCAAATCTTCTAGTTACTTTTCTAGATTTGCGACTTTTACGAGATTTAGATTTGCGACTTTTACGAGATGATTTTCTAGATTTGCGACTTTTACGAGATTTAGATTTGCGACTTTTCATTTTTTTTAATGTTCTTGAACGGCGTCTTTTTGCAACATTACTGGCAAATTTTCTAGATTTGCGACTTTTACGAGATTTAGATCTACGTGTTCTCCAAGCTTTTTTTGCAGAACGACTACGTTTTTTAGATAAAGCTCTTCTAGTTCTCCAAGCTTTTTTTGCAGAACGTGATTTACTTTTTGCAGAACGTTTTTTCTTTCCTCCACGAACAAATTCCATCTTTAATTATATAATACTAGATTATATTTTTTTATAAAAAAAATCTTATTTTAATTTAAATGATAATAATATATAAAAATTTTCTTGTATTAATAATTTTTATATTAATAATTATGATTGCTTATAAAAATAAAAATATTTTTAATAACTATTTTGATTGTATTTATGTTATAGCTATTCCTAAAAGAAAACAATATATTACAAATGTAATGAAAAGTTTAAATTTAAATGTAGAATATATTGATGCTATATTAAAAGAAAAAATAAATAAAAAAAAATTAGTAAATAAAAAATTAATAAGTAATAATTGTGAATTAAATAATGGTAGAATTGCTTGTCATTTAAGTCATATGTATACATTAAAAAAATTTTTAAACACAAAAAATAATACTGCGCTTATTTTTGAAGATGATATAAAACCTATAAAAAATAAAAGTGAAATATATATATATTTAAAAAAAATAATGAAAGAAGTACCTAAAGATTGGGAGTTAATAAATTTTGGAAGATGTTGGGACGATTGTAATACACAAAAATTTGTAAAAAAACATATTGTAAAATCAAAACACGCTTTATGTAGACATTGTTATGCTGTTAATAGAGAAGGAGCAAAAAAACTATTGAAATATTCTCTACCAATGATTAATAAATTACCTGGGGATAATATGATTTCAAAATTAATTTCTAAAAATATTATAAACGCATATTCTACAACACCAAGATTATTTTTACAAAATAGAGTTTTATTAGGAACTAATTTAGGGAATAATGATATTCAAAGAGAATGTAGGAAAAATTAAATATAAATTTCTTTTATTTTTATATACTAAAAGTAAAAGATTTAATTAAAATATTTATGCTTAGAGAGCATCAACTAAAGCACTAAGATCATCTATTTGTTCTACTGCAGATTCCATTGTAGCTACACTTTCTTTTTTGGGTTTTTGATTTAATTTTTTATCAGTTGCGTTCATTACTTTTTTAAGAGCATTTTTGGCAAGTTTAAGTGTCATAGGTCCAAATTGACCATTATTTAAATAGGTTTCTACAGTATGATTAAATTTTAAATTTCCAAAATGTTTGGTATAAAATTTTAATTCTCCAGTGAAATCTTCTAATGCGTTGGTAATTCTCATTTGAAGAGCTTCATCAGCATTTTCATATTTTTTATTTTGATTTGTATTGCTTTTTGATTTTTTACTGCGTAATCTTTTTAATTGTTTTCTTGCGGTTGAAGGTTTAACGCATTTGCAAGTGCGAACACCACGTTTGCATCTGAATGATTTGCGACTCTTTGATTTGCGAGATTTGCGGCTCTTGCGGCTCTTGCGGCTCTTGCGACTCTTGCGGCTCTTGCGACTCTTGCGGCTCTTGCGAGATTTAGATTTAGAACCTTTTTTTCTATAACTGCGTTTTGCTTTTGCAAGTGCAGTTGAGAAATCTACATTATGTTTTTTCATGTATTTACGTACATGACGAAGCCAAGGACTTACGGAACGTTTTTTCTTACGTGCTCCACCATCCATTACGTTACTGAAGAGATCCATTTGTTTATATACTATTAAACAATATTTTTTTTTTTATAATATTAAAGAAATAAAATATCCTATATTATAAAAATTATTTTAAAAAATTAACTTATTATCGCATAGCTGCTAACTTTCTTTCTAAACGATCTGCTCTAAGTTGTTTTTTTAATACTTCATTTTCTGATTTTTGTGCTTGTGCAGCTACTTTGGCTGCATGAGCTTTATTTGCCTTTTTAACTTTAGAAAGACGTGCTTTTTCATTTTTTAATGCTTTTTTTGCTTGTTCTAAAGTATCTGAACGAAGACTTGCATCACTATTTTTAGCTTTTAATGGGGCTACGTCATTTCTTGAATAAACATTTACTTCTTGGTGTACTTGTGCTACTTGAGCGAGTACTGCGTCAATTTTTTCTCTTAATGCATCGCTTGCTCTTTTATATTGTACTTGTGATGCAGGTAAAGCATTCATAATTTGATTGTGTCTTTCTACTTTTGATACACAAGCATTACTACGAACTAAACCTCTTTTACATTTTGGGCATTTTGATCTTGCGCCACCTGTTTGGACACCTCCTATTAAGTTTGCGAAAAATTCCATTATTATATATTAATAAGCAATATTTTTTTTATACTAAATATTTATAAATTTTTTATAAATTGTATAAAATTAACGCAACTACAATTTTGTAAGTATGGTAATCCAATATTATTACATTCTTCTTCCATTTCTAAATATATATTAATTAAATTATCTTCTAAATCATATTCTTCAATTTCATTATTAATTTCTATAAGTTCATTTTCATACTCTTCATCAATAATATCATCACTATTTTTTATACTATAAACATTTCCATTATTATGAAATTCAACTAATTCAAAATCTTGACCTATAAATGGTATTTCTTTCATATTCTATAAATAATATTATATTATTAATTTAATTATTGTAACGAATATAACCAATTTACAAATATTTCGTATGTAAATTTAGTTTTGTAGTTATCTGGAAGTATATTTTTAATTTGAGTATAATATTTCCTTAAATAATAATGATTTGAAATCTCCCAATTATTATTCATATAAGATATAAATAGTAATTTCTTTAAATAAATTATTAATTTTTTTTAGATTTATAACGTCTCATACTTGTTTTTTCAACTGTTTCACGATTATCATAAATATAACTTGCAATTTCTTCTGCCTTTTCTTTACTATTAAAAAAAGTTTTTAATTTATTTACAATATATTGTCGTGTAACAGGAACTACAGATTGTATAGTAGATATTTTTAAACTACCACCATTACTTATTGATATTTTCTGTCCTACAAGTTCATTTTGTTTCATAAATTTAATAGTAGATTCTTGTCTTGTTTTTTTTAAAGTTTTTAATTTTTTTAAATGGTCTGTAACTTGTTTAATTTGATCATCTAATTCTACCCATTCACGAATATCTTCTTTAAATTTTTCAGTAACAACATTATCATTTGACATTTTTAGTAATGTATATTAATATAATAATATATAAATCTTTATATTATTAATAAATTTTTATGAAAAATAAATATTTAGAGTTCTTCTCCAGCGCAACCACCAATTTCAAATGGTCTTTTATTTGAATCGGGATCAATCGTGCTATTTAACCAAGGACTAACTACTTTTCTTGGATTTGCTGGTTCTGAGCGAAGATCCCAACTTGCATTTCTTAAAGATTGACCTTGAGTATTAATTCCTACATGGTGTCCGGCGTTTAAGAAATTTTTATAACTTAATGAACCTTTACCTTCTGGATTAGATTTAGCCCATTTACTACTTGCATCTTTTGGTAATAAATCTTTGGCATTAAGTTGATCTTTTTCTGCTGGTGCTTTTTTTACTACAACTTCTTCTTCAAATACAGCACCATTATTTCCTTCTTCAACACCTTCAACTTCTTCTTTAACTACTTCATCTTCTAAACCTTCTATATTTGAATTGTAAAAATTTTCAGAGTTTCTATTATTTAATAAATACATAAGTGCACAAGCTCCTAATACAATAAATAATAATTTCATCATATCGTTATTTAGCATAATTGTTATACTTATTACAAACAAAAAAAATTTAACTTATTTAATTACAAAAATAAATTAATTATAACTAAAAATAAATTATTATATTTCATCATCATTTTTTTCTACAATTGATTCTTCATCATCACTAGAATCTACAGGATAAGGTTCATCTTCTTCATTTACTGTAATATTTTTTTTTTCATCTTTGTTATCATCATATATTTCTTTTTCTTCATTTTCATCTTCATTATTATCATATATTTCTTTTTCGTTTTCGTTTTCTTTTTCTTCATTTTCATCTTCATTATTATCATATATTTCTTTTTCGTTTTCGTTTTCTTCATCTTCATCTTCATCTTCATTATTATCATATATTTCTTTTTCATTTTCTTCATTTTCTTCATTTTCATTATTTTCATCTTCACTTTCATCTTCACTTTCATCTTCTTCTTTATCTTTATTTTCTTTATCATCATATATTTCTTTTTCTTCTTCTTCTTCTTCTTCTTTATCTTTATTTTCTTTATCATCATATATTTCTTTTTCTTCTTCTTCTTCTTCACTAGAATATTCAAAATCACTATTATCATTAAAAATATAACCTTTATCTTGTCTCACAAGTTGTTGTTTATTTATTTTTAATACTACAACTTTCCATACACTCAATACAGAATCTTTTCTGAATTGTATTCCTTCAAGTTCTATAATTGCTCTGCAAGAATAATGTTTATGAATTGTTTTATTTTGAACTGGTTGTTTATCATCATCATAAATTGGTAATTTATCTATATCTCTAATCCATATTTTCATTATAGGGTTATGTCCTTTAAAATCTGGTTTTATTGTTGGTAAATATTGGTCTCTTATTGCATCAATAGAAAATGCATCAGTATCATTATCTGTAAACCCCCATTCATATCTATTTGAATATATATTATCTATAATTAATTGATCAAAATTATTTATACATTTCATAAAATCTTGTGTTTTATTTTTATTTTCATGTCTACTATCAAACATAAAATTAATATAACTTTGTTTATTATTTTTATGAATTATACCACTATTTGTATATAAATATGTAGTTTCTATTTGTATTCTTCTGGTATTTTTATAAAATCCTTTTGAAAAATACTGTCCATCAATATTTTGACTTGGTTTATCAAAAGAAATTTTATTAAAAGGAACTTTATTATAAGAAAAAAGTTTAAAATCTTGACTCATTTAAATATTAATATATTTTATAATATTTTTTTTCCTTTAAAACGCAATTTAAAGTAAAGTTATTTTTTTACATACACAATAATAACCAAAACTATCATCAAGAGTCCATACATGAGGTATTGTAAATTCAACAATAATTTTAGAATTTTGTGTAATATTACTACTAGTAATTTGTTCTCCACAATTATTATAAAATATAGTTTCTATTTTATTAAATCTAAAAGGAATTTTTGTTCTTAATAAATAATTATCATTTTTAATGCTTATAGGTGTTTTCCATATTTTTGGTGGTATTGTATAATAAGTTTCTCCAATTTCCTTAAGTTTTATATCTATAAGAATCATATCATTTTTAAATTGTTCTAACTCTTGTGTATTACCACTTAAAAAAAATCCTAAATTAAATTTATTATTAAATTTTTCTATACCATACGGTGTAATTACTTGTGGTGTTGTTATTTTTAAAGATTGTTTACCATTTCGTATAGGAATATTATTTCCTTTACGATTATGATTTTTTATATTTAAATTCATTTTAATAATATAAATAATTTTTTTTTAAATTCATTTTTCTAACCAGTTTTTAAATTTTAGAAATGAAATTCTACCATCACCTTCCATTAAATCATTAAAAACAGAATTATAATTATTACTATTAATATCAATACCTAATACTTTATTCATTTTTTTAAATTCTCCAATATTTAATCTATCATCTTTTACACTTGTATCAAGAGACCCCCATAATGTAGTTGTATTCCATTGACGTTTTTTTAATGCTCTACTTATTTCATTTTTTACTTTTGAATTTAATTTTACTTGTTCTAAAAGTTCGTCTGCTTTTCTTTTTTTATAGTCATCAGAACTACCTATATCTGTTTTTTTTTTAGATTTTGCAAGAATACAATTTGTTGTAAGTTCAGTATTTTTATGTTCTAAAAGTGCGATTCTATCATTACATTCTTTAAGTTTACCTGTAATTAAATCAGTAAGTGTTACTATATCTGTTTTTGATTTCCAATTTTCATTCATTTTTTGTAATTTTTTAATTGCTTTACTTAAATTTTCTTTTAATATAGTTGCTTCTTTTAATTCACTTTTATACTCTTCAATAGTTTGTTTATAATTTTTTACATCTTCTTCTAATTTTTGATAATTAATAAGATTATCATTTAATGTTTTTATTCTTTCATTTAATTTATTTTTTTCCATTTCATATTCTGTTTTTTGTGTAAGGATTTTACCATTATATAATGCTTTTAACTTGTCTTCTTTTTCTTGGTTTTCTTTTTGTATTCTTAATATTCTTTCAAGTAATGACTTAATTTCAGTTTCTTTTTCGTTAAGTTCTTTATTTAACATATCATATGTACTTTTTTCTATTTTTGCAAACTCTTGTTTATCAAGTAATTTTTTTTCTAAATTTGTAGTTTTATTAATACATTCTGATAATTCTGTATCTAATTTTAATTTTTCTTTAATTATTTCATCATATTTAGTTTGAAGTTCATTTAATTCTTTAGTATATTTTTCATTTAATAAATCAATTTTATCTTGTAATTCTTTATTTTCATTAATATATCTATTTCTTTCAAGTTGAAGTTCATTTGATGTTAAAATTAATTCTTTAACTTTTTCAGTATCTTTCTTTAATTTTTCTTCTAAAGAAATTGAAACTTTTTCTAAATCATCAAGATTTTTTTTTAAAGTTTCAATTTCTTTATATAATTCTTTCATTTCAGTTTCTTTTTCATTTTTTATTTTAACTAATTTGCGAGATGCTTCTTGTAAAAGAGATATTTCACTTTTTAATCCTTGAATATTTTTTTTAGATTCACTATATTTTTCTTCTAACTTACGAGTCTTGTCTTGTTCTTCAATATATTTACGTGCTGCTTTATCCATCTGGTTTGTTAATTTTTCCTTTTCACCTTCTATTTTTTCTATATCTTTTTGTAATTTTCCTTTATCTATATCTTTATTTTCCATTTTTTCCATAAGACCTTCTATTTTTTCAGTATTTTTCTGTGTTTTATCTATACAACTCATTAATTTTTTACGTTCATTATTTACACTTTTTTCATAATCAGTAATATCTTTTTTTAATTTTTCATTATTTGATTTTTCAGTATCAAGTTGTTGTTTTAAATTGGCTATATCTTTTTTATTATTATTATTTTCTTCTTTTAATTTTTCTTTTTCTTCTTTTAATTTTTCTTTTTCCATTTCCATTATTTTTAAATTATTTTTACAGTCATCTGATTCCTTTTTAACTTCTTTATAATTATTATTAAGTTTTTCTAATTCATTTTCTGTATCTTTTAATGTGTTTTTTAAATTTTCTATATTATTTGTAGTTTCTTCAATTTGACTATCTCTTTCTTTTATAAGTTTATTTAATTGTGAAATTTCTTTTTTATTTTTTTTATCATTTTTTTTTATTTGTTCTTTTAAATTATTTATTTGCGTTTCAAGTAAACTTTTTTCTACAGCAAGTTCGTCAATTTGTTCAATTTTAGTTTTAACAGTTTCCTTTTCACTTTCTAATTTTTCTTCTGCCTTAGATAATTTTTGTTTAAAATCTTTATGTTCTATACGGAAACTATCTAATTCTGTTACAAGAGTACTATATTCTATATTTTTTCTATTTAATTCATCACTTAAATTTTTTTTTTCTTCATTTAATTCTTCTATATTAAGAACATTTTCAACAACTTTTTTTAATAATCTACATGAACTTTCTTTATCATTTTTATTAATAAATTTTTTTAAATCTTCTAAATCCATAAAAGATATATCATAATCATTAGAAATTTTCAAAATAAGATCATAAATAACTTTTTGAATTCTCTTAATATTTTGATATTTTGAAAAAATATAATTAGAACAAAAAGCATTTACAGACATATTATTTATATTTGATAATTTTTCTTTTGAAATTTTTAAATCACTCATAATCTATTTATAATATAATAATAAAAAAAAGTAAATAGTTTAATTAAAATATAAAAAATATATTATTATTTTAGATGATAAATAGCATATCAGGTCAAATTTGGGATAAATTATTAATTGAATTAGAAAAAAAAGATTTACAAAAAAAAATAGAAATAAAATTATTAGATCCTGTAATACATTATGTTATGGAAAAATTACAACCATATATTATATCTTTATCATTACTATTTATATTAACATTTTTATTATCTTTATTCGTATTTATATTATTAATAACAAAAAATATATAATAAAAAATTTAAAGACATAATAAAAAATTAATAGTAAATGAATAAAATATTAGAAGAACAAAAAACACCACATATTAATTATGAAGATTATGAATGTGGAAATATAATTAAACAATTAATAGAATATTCTACAAATATATATAATAATTTAGGTTCAGGATATAGTGAAAGTATATATCATAAAGCATTAGAAGTAGAATTAAGATTAAATAATGTTAATTATGAAAGTGAAAAAATAATTTTAATTAGTTATAAAGGATATAATGTTGGAAATGGAAGAGCAGATATAGTTATAAATAATATAATAGTAGAATTAAAAGCAATGTCTCAAAAACCATCTGAAAAAGAAACAATTCAAGTAATGACTTATTTGAATTCATTAAATTTAAAATATGGATTAATAATTAATTTTCCTCAACCAGGTTGTAAAGAAACAAGAGAAAAAATAGATACAGTTTTTATAGAACGGGAAAATTCTTAAATATTTTTAATATCATCATTACAAAATAAGTTTTTTTGTGAACAATAATAACTTGTAATTGATATAGGGTCTCTTCCTCCATCATAAATTCCCATTTTTTTTCCATTATAAAATTCTAAAATAGTAGGAAATCCTTGAATTTCAAATATTTTTTGTAATTTTATAGTATTAGGATTAGTACAATTAACAGCACCTAAAGGTACTATATCTTGCATAATTTTAGAAGTTTTAATAAATAATTCTTTTGAATCTACACAATGAGGGCACCAAGGAGCATAAAACATTATAAGTGCTTCTTTATTTTTAAATCTTTTATTATTTATAGTATTATTTTTTAAATCTTTATCAGTTAATTCTGTTATAAATTTTTGATTATCATAAAAATTAGGTTCCATTATATAATATATTAATAAATTTTTATAAAAAAAAATATATATACTAATAATAAATGAAGTATTTATTACGTTATATATTACAAGGTTTAGCTGTTGCTATAGTTGCACGTTTATATCCTAAAGTTAATTTAAATATAAATGAAATAATTTATATTGCTGCTATTTCATCAACAACATTTTGTGTTCTTGATTTATTTGCTCCAAATGTTTATCAAAATGTACTAAATGGAATAGGTTTTAATATTGGAAAAAATATAGTAGAAGGTTTAGAGGAAGAAAATCAAGAAGAAACAACAGATGAAAAAAATTTAGTAAAAGATGAAAAACAAGCAATAGAAGATGAAGAATATCAAGAAGCAGAATTAAAAAATGATGAAATAGTACAAGCATTACCAGAAGTGGAAAAAAAATTAGAAGAAAGAAAACAACAAATAGATAATGAAATAAATAAAAAAGGAGATTCAGATATTATACCTATAGTTCCAAGTATAGAAAAGGAAAGTAAAAAAACAGGAAAACAATATATTGAAGATAAAATAGAAGAAGCAGAAAAAAAACAAATTAATTGTGAAGATTTAGGACAAGTTGTAGATCCTAAAACTGGAAATTGTGTAGCAGTTGTAAAAAAAACAGGTGAAATAACAAAAGTAAAAGAAACTAAAGCAGATGAAAACTTATCTAAAGTATATATAGTTAAATGTAAAAATGGACCGGCAAGTTGTGTATGGAAAGAAACAACAAAAGAAAAAGTTCATGATACATATGGTTATAGTTTTATACCACCTACAGAATGGAGTATTCCTCAAAAAAGAACTCCTATATGTTTACCACAAGAAAAATGCACACCATGTCCTACCCATACAAGTACTGGTTCAATAGATTTATTAGAAGTTAGAAATCTTGAAAAAAATATTCCTAAATTTGAATTAAAGCAAAAAAATTAATCTAAACTAATAGTATATGAATACGCAGTTCTGGGGTCCTCCATGTTGGGAATTATTGCATGTTTTAACATTTAATTATCCCAAAAATCCAACAAAAAAACAAAAAAATGAATGGAATTTATTTTTTGAAAGTATAGGATATATATTACCGTGTAAATATTGTAGAATGAGTTTTAAAGGATTTTTAAAAGATGAAGATACTTTATTTAAAAAATTTTGGGATAAAAGAGAAAGTGTAATAAAATGGTTATATTTAATTCATAATAAAGTTAATAATAAATTAAAAAATCAAAAAGATGATAAAGAAAATCCATTATTAGTTGGTAAAAATCCTTCTTTAAAAGAAGTAATAAATAAATATACTAATTTTATTAAAGAATCATCATGGATAGATATGCCAGGATGGGATTTTATACATTCTATAGCATTTAATTATGAACCAACAGAAGAAAGAAAAAAATGGTATCCTATATTTTTTAATATATTATTTAATATAGTTCCTTGTCGTTTTGATAATTGTTTACAAGTTTTTAAAAATGTATTAGAAAGATTTCCAATAGAAGCAAGTTTAAAAAGTCAAGAATCTATGATATGTTGGGTTTATAGTATGCATAAAAATTTTAGTATGTATACAAATAGAAAATTTCAGTCCTTCCTAATATTTTTTGAAAGAATAGAACAACATAGATCAGGTTGTGAGAAAAATAAAAAAATTTCGACTAAAAATAAAGGTAAAACTAAAAATACTTGTAGAATAAAGGGTAAAAGAGATCCTCCAGTTTGTTTATTAAGATGTGATATTGACGGACAATTTATTAATCCTAGATTGAACGGTTTCAATATATTTACATCTTTTATTAGTAATATTTGACCAAATATAGCTATTTGTATTTGCTTTTTCAAAAGTTTCTTTATCAATTGGATTTTGATTTATAAGAATCCATGTTCTATTAAAAAACTGTTTATTTGTTTCTGTGGAATCTTGTTCCATACAAAATAAAAACCCATTTTTAGAAATATTCATTATGTAATATTAATATAGATTTAATGTTTATATTATGTAATTTGTATCAATTTTTTAGTAATAAGATGGTATGCTATAAAACCTAATAATGAAAAACATGTTGCTTCTAACCAACTATCATTAAAAAGTATACCAGTTTCTCCATTGCTATAGAATTTAAGAATATGTACAACAACAGCAACAGTTATAACTCTTAAAAGTTCGTCAGCCATTTTTAAATAATCTTCATTAAAATTTGATTTAAAATTAATAAGAGACATCTTTTTATTATATATAAATAAAAAAATTTTCCGTATTTAATTTATAATATGGAAAGTGTAGCCGCAATTTTAACTTTAGAAGCTATGATAGAAAAAGGATATAGTTTATATTTGTGGACATATAATAAATATTATGGAATAGAAAATATAGATAAAGAAAAAGAATTATTAGAAAAAGAAGTTGAATTATTAAAAACACAACAATCTATAGTAGAAAAAGAAGAACAAATAATTACAAAATTAACAGAAATAGAAAAAAATAAATAGTATGTTTAAAAAACTATAATAATATAAATTATTTATAATAATGGGAAATGATTATTTAGAAATCTCTAAACTTTATATGCCAAATTTTCCCTTGCAAGAAAATCATAAAGAGAAATCTATAATACAAAATTTAACAGATGAAGAATTACATCGTTTGATTTATAAACTATTTGATGGAAATGATAATAATGAAGAAAAACCAAATATTATTACAACAAATTTATTAAAAGATTTAGATATCTTTACTGGTGATAATAATAATTTTATGAATAGTGTATTAAATAAAATTAATAGAACAGAAACAACTATTGGTAAAATTTATTTACAAAAATTATTATACCGTCCAATTAAAGATTTAAAACAATTAAAAACAAGACAATCAATAGTAAAAAATATATTAAGATGTGAAATTTTATTAGATGATTTAATTGAACAATTAATTATTATAAAAAAAACTGAAAGTAGTTTAATTTGGTTTTGGAAAAATCTAGATCAAGAAACTCTAGAACATATTAAAACAGTTTATTTTTCAGATAAATTAGGTTTAAATAAATTAAATAATTATGAAACATCATTAAGTATATATAACGACTTTAGTGTTATTGTATCTCCTATATTAGCAATATTTAGTCCTATAATAGCACTTATAATACCATATATAATAATAAATTTAATAGTAGGTATATCAGTTAATTTTAAAACTTATATGAAAATAGCATACAGTAATTTAAATATAGGAATTTTATTAGGAACTAGAAGTAATTTACCAAATATAATTACTAAATTATGGTGGGGATTTACATACTTTTTAGGTGTAAAAAATAGTATAGAAAATGCTACAAATAGATATAATGTGATTAAAATTTTACATGAAAGATTAAATGATGTTAGTAATTTTGTAAAGGCATGTAAAAATTTAAGTGTAATAATAAGTAATAATAGTATTTTAGAAAAAACTATTAATAATAATTATTTAGATGAATTTTTAAAAATATTTGAAGATAATACATTTAATACATATCCAAATATATTTTCAAATAAAGGTAAAATATTAACGTCATTTTATAGATTTAGCAATAATAAATCAAGTATAGTATCGTTATTAGAATATATTGGAAAATTAGATGCTTATATAGGTATTGCAAAATTATATAAAGAACAATTTCTTAGGAAAAAAGCTAAATTTTGTTTTGTAGATTATTATGTATCCAATAAACCAATTATAGATGCTCATGGATTATGGCATCCTTGTTTAGAACATAAAAATATAGTTGAAAATAATATATCAATAGAATCAAAAAATTTGATTATTACTGGACCAAATGCAGGAGGTAAAAGTACATTTATAAAATCATTAATTATAAGTACATTATTATCACAAACTATAGGATTAGCAGCAGCAAAAACATTTAAATTAACTCCATTTTCCTATATAGATACATATATAAATGTTCCAGATTGTAAAGGATTTGAAAGTTTATTTGAAGCAGAAGCACATAGATGTTTAAAACATATTGATAAATTAAATAATTTTAGTCAAAAAGAATTTAGTTTAGTTGTAATGGATGAAATTTTTACAGGAACAAATAATAAAGAAGGTTTAGCAGCAGCATGGGCATTTTGTAAAAAAATAGGTAATTATGAAAATAGTATTGGAATTATAACAACACATTTTCATTATTTAACAAATTTAGAAAAAATGGAAAAAAATTATATTAATTATAAAATAAATATTAAATATAATGATGATAAAATTATTTTTCCATATAAAATTAGTAAAGGAATAAATAATAAATTTATTGCATTAGATTTATTAGAAATAAAAGGATTTGACAAAAATTTAATTAAAGATGCTAAATATATGATGTCTTATTTAAATGATATAAAGTATTGGTAAGTTTATTTATGTAATAAAAAATAAAAAATAAAATAAAATGAATCAAGGATTAATTATATTAGCAACTATAACCTTAGTAGCAGGTTATTTAGTATATAGAGAAATAGATACAATAAAAAGAAAATTTGGAGAAATAGAAAAAAATTCACTTGAAGTAGAAAAAATAAAAAGAAGTATAGCTATAATATCAGGTCAAAGTGTATATACACCTTCAAATAATTCGTTAGTAGAATTAAATACACGACAAAATTTAATTCAAAAAGAAAATGAAACAGATTCTGATATAGAAAGTGAATATGAGAGTTCACAAGTAGAAGAAATTAAATACGATTCTGATTGTGAATCTGTTTCTGATTCTGAAACAAATGATGAAAAATTAAATGAAAAAACAATAGTAAAACCAAATAATGAAGATGAAGATGAAAATGTATATGAATTAGTAAAAAAAGATGAAAATGTAGAAGAAAATACAAAAGCAGATTATATTATAGCAGTTAAAAGTATGAATGTAAAATTCTTAAAACAAGAATTAAGAGATAAAAATTTACCAATATCAGGAAAAAGACAAGAATTAATTGATAGATTAATTCAATCATTATAAATAAAAAATCTAATAATAAAATAATATGGAAAATAATGATTTAATAATATTTTTAATAATATTAATAATTATAATATTTTATAATTACTATAAAAAATATTACAATAATTACAAAGAAATAAATAATGAAATAGCAAAATATAATGCAAATGGTTCTACAAATTGGAAAATTAAAATAATTTCGACTTAGAAATAATAAATAATTTTAAATTTTATTAAAATCATCCTCATTAAGAACAATAACTTCTTTACCATACTTATTGTAAAGTATTTTACAAGGAATTACATTTTTATTTTCAATTAATTGTTTTATATTTAACCCTCTTAATACAATTTTATTAAAATTTTCTTTAAAAATATTATTAATAAATTTATAAGCATCTTCAATTTGTTTTATATTAGATGCTGCTGTAATTATAACATTTCCACTTTGAAATGGAACAATAGTAAGTGTCTTACAATCACATTTAAATTTACCCTTTGAATTCATAGGATGATCGGTTTCATTACAAGAAACACTTGAATTGTATTTAATATTAATTCCTGGATATTTACTATTTTCATAACTACAAAATATATTTTTCTCATTCAAAATATTGTTTAAAACAACTAAATTAATTGGAAAATATGCTTTAAAATTAGTATTAATAAGTGCTGTGGAAATATTATTTATAGAAAGTTTTATATTATTATTTTCAAAAATACAAGGTTTATCATTACTATCTACAGTATTTTTCAATCTTTTAATAATATAATATGCTGCCAATTTACAATGTTCCATACTTTTTATACCTGTCATATGTAAAGTTCCATTACAACAAATTTTAGTACAAATAATTTGTTCATTTCTATAAGGACTAATTCTAATAGTTACTTGATTTTGAAAATCTCCATGTTTTCTATTATTTTTTCTAATTTTAACTTTCTTACTTATTATACCACGTTCCACACCACATCCTTTAATTCCTAAATAAATTTTACCATATTTATTTTTTATATCACCTTTCTTATCTTTTTTTAATAAATTTATTTTTTTCATCAGTCTATTAAAAAATAATTTCCATTTTTGTAAAGGCGTTGGGTCATCTTCTATTTTAAAATATTTAGCAACATTTTCTTTATTAATTTTAATACCTAATTTACAATAAGCAGTCATTGTAGATAAAGTATAATCTTCAGGTGTAGGATAAATTTCTACACAATTAATATCTGTTTTATTTTCATTTTCATTTTGTTCTATATTTATTAATTCTTCTTCTAATAATAATTGATCTAAATTCATATTTTATTTTAAAAAAGTAAATTATTTCTTTAAATATAATTTAAATCAATTTTTTATAAATTATTTATTTCTTCATTATCAGAATCACTATCTTGATCTAACATAATATCCAAACCAATAATAAAAGTTCCGTGTTTTTTGTCACCATTTGGACGAGGATATCTTTTTCTTTGTTGTCTAACAATTTCTATATGTGTTCCGTATCTAAGTGCTGCATCATGAAGAGGACCATCATAAAAAGTAGAATTCCAAGATTTATTTTTAAGGTTATTTTCATGACAATATTGTTGTAATTCTTGTTTAAATGTTTTTTCAAGACAATAATAACTTGAATTAAATACAACTTTACCTGAACCTAAGAAACTTGTTAAACTATTAGTATCTTCTGCCATACTTTGTTGTTGTTGTCTAAAATATTTTGGTAAATGTGGCCATATATCTTTTGACCCATATGATCTTATTGCTTCATGATAAGCTCTATTTGATTTTAATAAAATATATGGAATTTCTTGTTGAAGTTTTTTTCCTAATTGTGTATCTAATTTATCTTTTTTTACTTTTTTTGAAAATTTTGCAACAACAAGTCTTCTACTCATACTACCAGCATTATCTACATATCCTGGTGGTTCATTACCTGCCAAAACACCAGGAACATTCCATTCAACATTTTCAGCAGTTTTAAATTTAAGCGCAACACTAACATCTTCTCCACTAATCATACTTTGAAATGATGCTTGTGGTAAATTAAAATCTTGCTTAACTTCTGGAGCAATAAATAAAAGTTTATTGTAAAAAGCAGATAAACCAAATGTTTTTTCACCATCATTACTTAATTGTCCTACATCATCTTTTTCATAAAATTCTTTAATAACTTTAGTTATAATTGTAGATTTACCTGTTCCTGCCATACCCATAAAAAATAAAATAACTTGCCAACCATCTAAATAATTTAATTCATATAAACATCTACCAATTAAAATAAATATAGTTTTACATATATTATCATATTCTTCATGATCGTGATATTGATATTTAAGTATTGATATTAATACTGGTGTTGGTATTTTTTCCCAATCATCATAATTATCTGTTGGAAAATCTAAATCAAAATATTTACAAGAAACATTATTATCTTTTATATTACATTTTTCACCATGAGGTATAAATTTATCAATTATAATATTATTTTTTTTAAATTCTTTATCATCAATACTTAAATAAAGACCATTTTTAAAACTAAACATATTTCTATTTTTTTTTAATTCTGGAAATTGTTTTTCTTCACATTTTTTTAAATAATCTTGAACTGATTTTCCTGTATCTCTTGTATTAGTTAAATTTTTCCATTGTTCATAATTTAAATCTTTATCACATATTTTCAATACAAATGTATCTATATCTACAACTTTTTCCCAAGAATAAGTATATTTTTGATTAATATCAAATATTGGTTTATAACAATATTCACCATATCTTCTATAACCTTTTTCATACAATATTGATAATGCATACAAAATTAAATTTTGTTGAGGATTATTATTTTCATAATCAATTGGAACAAAACGAAATAAACCTATATCTGTATTCAAAATTTGTTCTTGGTTATTTATAGTACTATAATTTAATAACAAAGCATTTAACAATGTACGTTGTGTATAATAAAGTGTTTCAAATATTTTATTAAATTTAAGTAAATATTCATTATCTGAATCTTCTACATCTATCATATTATTATTTTGAAAATTATAATTAATATGTAAAATATAATATTTACACCTATCAAATGCATTTTCAAGTTCTTCTTTTGTATAATTTTCATTAAGTTTAAATTTATTTAAATATTTTTTTATAATTTCTATTATTGATAAATTATCATAATTTTCACACCATTTTTTTTCTAATAAATCTAATTTTTCTATTAATTCTTCTTCATCATAATTATCTGTCTTGTCTTTTATATTCGTAATATTATATTCAAAATCTATGTCATTATAATTTTCATTTTCAGACATATTAATTAAATTAGATTATTTTTATTCTTTATAAACTTTTGTAAAAACCAAAAAACAATTTTGTTGATAATAATTAAATGGGTAAAAATATATATAGAATAAAGAAAGGTAAAGGATTTATTTATGTAGATGAAAAAAAAAATCAAATTAAAGAAAAGAAAATTTTAGATAGAATAAAAAAAATAGTTATCCCACCAGCTTGGAATCCAGTTGTTATTTCAAGTGATCCAAAAGCAGATATTCAGGTTATAGGAAAAGATGAAAAAGGTAGAGCTCAATATATCTATCATCCTGATTGGGTAAAACAAAAAGAATTAGAAAAATTTACAATAACTATGGTTAAATTTGGAAAAAAAATAGGTCAAATAAGAAAAGATATAAATGATATGTTAAAAATTAAAACGTGGAATTATGAAAAAACTTTAGGATTTGTATTATATATTATTGATAAATGTCATTTACGAGTTGGAAATAAAAAATATAAAGATGAAAATGAAAGTTATGGTATAACTACTTTAGAAAGAAGACATATTAAAATTGGTAAAGATATTGTAAGTTTTAAATTTAAAGGAAAAAAAGGAGTAATTAACGAATGTAGTTTTACTGATCAAAAAACTATAACTTTATTTAAAGATTATGATAAAAAAATGGGAACACATAAAAATAATAATTTTTTTGTTTATAAAAAAGAAAAAGAATTAAGAAATATAACAAGTAATGATATTAATGAATTTTTAAAAAAATATGGTGATTTTAGTGCTAAATGTTTTAGAACTTGGTCTGCAAATGAAATACTATTAATGAATTTATATGGAATAGAACCAACAAGTAAAATAACACATATTAAAAGAAATTTAAATCAATGTCTTGATTGTGTTGCTATTGAATTAAATAATACAAGAGCAATTTGTAAAAAAAATTATATATGTGGTTTTATATTAAAATATTATGAAGAAAATACAGAAAATTTTAAAAGAACAATGGATAGATATATTTCAAGACCATACAAAAATAATAATCCATTAGAATCTGCTCTTATACATTTTTTAGAATTATATAATCAATCAAAATAATGTTTTCTACATGTTGCTTCATATATATCACTTCCACCTACTGCAACTTGTCCTTCTATACGAGTATTATGTCTTTTAGTAAAAGGAGCTTGTGTTCCATCAGCACATTTTTTACACAAAGCATATACTATTTTTATATCATCAGCTATAGGTATTAATTTTAAAATATCACCAAAAGGACACATTTGATAATCTCCAATTAATCCAGCAACAATAACATGTTTTTTATGAGTATTTACTGCCATTTTTATAAATTGTAATAAATCTGGGAAAAATTGACTTTCATCAATGAAAATCATTTTAGTATATTTATATTTTTTATCTAAACATAATTGATCTAAACGTTCTACAAAATGAGTAGTATTACATTTTAGATGTTCATTATGTACTACAACTAAATTTTTACCATATCTTTTATCACTTGAATGGTTAACAAGAAATATTTCATCAGTTATTTCTTGATATCTATTAAATCTATTAATTAATTCTGTTGTCTTACCTGAAAACATAGGACCTATAATTAGTTCTAATTTTCCATCAGACATAGTCTTGTATAACTATATATTTTTAATTTTAAATAATTTTATACGTAAATATTTTATTAAATATATTTTTTTATTATAGGTAAATTAGCTATAGCATTTTCAACATCAGCCCACCAACCATCACCTCCATGTTTACATTTTCTACAAGAAGAGCAACCACCGCCGTCTTTTTTACCTTTATCTGCTGCTAAATTTACTAATTGTTCAAAACTAGATGAATTTAATTTGTCCATAAGTTTTTCCATATCAGCATCTGGTTTTATCTTAAGAACTTTTTCTATTATAGTATTAATTAATTCTTGTGTTTCTTTCATTTCTTGTTTTTGCATCATAGCTAATGTTTTTTCTTGTTTTTTTATATTTCGTTTCGCAAGAGATACTACAGTTGGGTCTATGTTAGAAATTTCTTCGAACATCGCCACATCGTTGTCCCACGCCGACTCAGTTTTTTTAGATGGTTGTTTTAACCATGATTGGAAAAGATTATCATTTTGTTTGTTTTGTTTTGGTACTGTGGGAACACCAGTTATAAAATAATCTTTATCATATTTATCTCCCCATTTTTCAACAGCAGCAGTTTGTCCTTCTACAGCAGAGCATTTATTATTTAATGTACTAAATGCTATATAATCTCCAATTTTTTTATTTTGAACCCATAAATTTGTTCCTTTTTTTACTAATTCAAATGCACCTGGATTTTTGAGTTTGCGTTTACCTACCCATTGTTTTTGTGGGTGATAAATCCATTTACCTAAACCTAAAAGTTTACATCTGGTAATTATATTATTAGCTTGTTCTGTTTTATTTTTCCATTCTCTACCGAATACCATTTATATATATTATATACCAATATTTTTTACTATTTATAAAAATAAGAAAAAATTAAAAAAAAAAGAAAATTTAAATACCAAGTTGTTGTTTTATTTGGTTAATAACATTACCACCTTTTTTACCTTTGCGAGATTTTGCAAGTAATTTACGAAGTTTTCTTAAAGATTTTTTTGCTGATTTGCGGCTCTTGCGAGATTTGCGGCTTTTGCGACCTTTGCGGCTCTTGCGAGATTTGCGGCTCTTGCGAGATTTACGGCTCTTGCGAGATTTACGGCTCTTGCGAGATTTACGGCTCTTGCGAGATTTACGGCTCTTGCGAGAT